GCGTCAGAACAAGCCGCTGCTCAAAGTGAGTCAAATGCATCAGGCTCTGCTTCTACTGCAACTACACAGGCCGGTCTAGCTACTACCGCCAGAGGTGGAGCTGAAACTGCTGAAACGAACGCATTAGCGTCAGAACAAGCCGCTGCTCAAAGTGAGTCAAATGCATCAGGCTCTGCTTCTACTGCAACTACACAGGCCGGTCTAGCTACTACCGCCAGAGGTGGAGCTGAAACTGCTGAAACGAACGCATTAGCGTCAGAACAAGCCGCTGCTCAAAGTGAGTCAAATGCATCAGGCTTTGCTTCTACTGCAACTACTCAGGCTGGTCTAGCTACTACCGCCAGAGGTGGGGCTGAAACTGCTGAGACAAATGCACTGGCGTCTGAGCAGGCGGCTGCAACAAGTGAGTCAAATGCATCAGGCTTTGCTTCTACTGCAACTACTCAGGCGGGTTTAGCTACTACTGCAAAGACCGACGCTGAAACTGCTGAAACTAATGCACTGGCGTCTGAGCAGGCGGCTGCGGCATCTGTCATTACAGCAGCAGGTCACTCTTCTGTTGCTTCAACTCAGGCTACTTTAGCTACAGACGCTGCTTCAGATTCAGAAGACGCGAGAGACGTTGTTCTTATAGAAACAGCAGCGGCAGGCGAGATTAGGTTTGTAACGAAAGACGCTTGGATAAAGAACCCACAAAGTTATGACTTAGGGACGGACGACCCAAGATTAATCCGTAACTCTAGTACGTACACTAGTACGTCTGCTGAATTCATCACTAACGACGCAGAGTTCGGTGTCGCATATATGGGTGCTCTTGCGGATAATCACGCAGTGGGTCCGCGAAAAGTGTACCCCTTCGCATCGGACAAAGTTTACTTTGTGCGAGTCGTAGCTCGTGTCGTAGATGACGGAACTGATAACGGTGGGGGCCGCGTATTACTTGGGTATAACGGTTTTGATGCCAGCGGGACCCGTCAGCAAACTAATCCCGACTACAACAACGTGCAGCCCTTCTCAGTTTATAAACTGGTCAGCGACGGCGTATTTGAAATCGCTGGTTTTATCGGCGGGCCAGATTACACAGATGCTCAACTGGAAGCCTTAAACACGGTGATTGACAATGCGCCGTCAGGGCAATCTGGTGACAGGGCCTATGTTACCACTACTGGTACAGACCCAGTACCCACCTCCATTGCTTTTCAGCTGCGACAAAACAGTTCTTCTACGATTGGCCAGGTAGCTCTAAAGTCTTTTGAGGTCATCGATGTTACTGAGCTTATCAAAGCAGAGATTCAAGCAGACGCGGCTTCTGGGTTTGCAGGTAGCGCGAGCGTAAGTGCTGGAGCGGCAGCAGGCTCTGCCTCTACCGCGTCGGGACATGCGTCCACAGCATCAACTCAGGCAGGTCTCGCCACTACGGCTAGGTCGGGCGCAGAAACAGCGGAGACTAACGCACAAGCTAGCGAGACAGCGGCTTCAAATAGCGAGATCGCTTCAGCAGGCTCGGCAGCTACTGCCGCTGGACACGCCTCTACTGCGTCTACAAAAGCTGACCTGGCTACAAGCGTAGGCGCGCGAGCGAACCTAATAGACCAGGGTGCAAGCAACGCTGGTTTCGAACAAGGTGTAGCAGGCGTTGGAGCTCCCGCAGGCTGGACAGTAGAAGCACAAAACTCGATCACTAATTTAGGTTTTGTAACGGATGTAGGTACGACTAGCGAGTTCGGCTCGGAGCTGTCTTACGGTATTATAAGCCCCACGGTATACAGCACCGGGCACTGGGTAACACATTACAAACACTTCTTGGTTGAGCCAGGTAAGACACTAAAAACGAAGTGCCGTGTTTGGAACTATGACTACGAGAACATTACCCCGACCACTACAGACCCCCAGGACAGCTATTGGGTCGGTGAAGACGACACAATTTGCGTGTGGTCATTCTATGATTCTGAGGGCGTGTTCCTATCGTCATTGTACTCTCAGAGTGCAGGACATTTGTACGCTGTTGCTAACAACATCACTACGTCAGGGGCGCTTGGCGCAGCAGTAAACGAAACTTGGATCGACTTCGAGCCAGCAGCAGTAACCGTACCGGCCAACTCCGTATACGCAAAAATTGAAATCGTTGGCGTTGACTATAATGGTCAGGTGATTCCAGTAAGTAATCGCGGTGACTACACAACGTGGACGGGTGGCAACTGGATGGGCCGCATCGACGATGTGCAGTTCCTATGCACCGACGGTTCTATCCAAGAAATTTCCCAAGGCCCGATGGAGGCAGCAATCAGTGCGACTGCAGCGTCCGTTAGTCAAGGTGCAGCGGCAGGTTCTGCCTCTACCGCGCTGGGGCATGCGTCTACTGCAAGTACGCAAGCGGGTCTAGCTACTACCGCCAGAGGTGGAGCTGAAACGGCTGAGACTAATGCGCTAGCGTCTGAACAGGCTGCTGCGCAAAGTGAGTCGAATGCGTCCGGTTTTGCTTCTACTGCAAGTACGCAAGCAGGTCTAGCTACTACTGCAAAGACCGACGCTGAGACCGCTGAGACAAATGCGCTAGCGTCTGAACAGGCTGCTGCTGCATCTGTTGTTACCGCTGCTGGACACGCATCTACCGCTTCTCAAAGCTCAACACTGGCGGCCTCCGCACAGACGGCTGCTGAATCTGCGCGCGATGGCATTGTGTATCAGAACTTTGCGTTTGACGGGACCTTCCCCACCACTACAAAGCCAATATGGGTTTCACAAAGTGCCGACGCTTCAATATCTTCGACTCAAGCTAAGTTTGGGTCTAACAGTTTAAAAGTTACCTCCGGCCAGACTGGAAGTACAGATATCTTCTATAGTGACCAGCTCGACTTTTTCCCCGAGTCTGTAATTGGTGACAAGTATACGTGGGGGATGTGGGTCTATATTGATGGGTCTGGCACTAGTACGGAAAGCTACGGTCTAGCTGGCGATGGCGGTTGGGCTACAGCATCTACCAGCACGCGCAACCAGTGGGTGTTCCTTACTGCTACAGGAACGATGGGCAACCAGGCCGCAAATACGCTTGACGTGAAGTTAGAGTTCCGATCGAACCCACTCGAATCTAATGATGTAGCGACGTACATTGATGGCGTCATAATCGTAAAAGGTGAAGTCGATCTAACGTCTGTAGAAGTTGATGATTCAGCAGTGCGGGCAGCTCACAATAGCGCAGATTTCGCTGACGCTGCTCTGGTATCACAGCAGAGTGCTACTGCGAGTCAAAGCGCTGCCAACTCCTCCGCTGGTGTCGCCAGTTCTCAGGCTGGTATTGCTACCACCAAAGCTGGTGAAGCAGCAGTCTCAGCAAGTAACGCCGCGTCGTCAGAGTCGAATGCTTCAGGTTCTGCTAGTAATGCTTCAACGGAAGCAGGTCTCGCAGCGTCTGCAAGAGCGGATGCCGAATCTGCTAGAGACGCGATGGTCCTTGAAAATTTGATTGTTGATTCAAGGCTATCTGAAAGCTCTTTAATAGGCGGCTGGGACTCCACAAATCTTTATCAGCGCTCTAGCGGGCAGTCAAAGTTTGGTACGCATAGCTTAGGATCCACTTCTGGCGTCTTTACCAACCAGTACCCAATTTTTTACTACACTGATATACCCATAATTTCAGGTGAGAAATTCACCTGGGGCGCTTGGGTTTATAAGAACTGGAACACCGATATTACAATCCAATTCCAGCAGTTTGGTGGTTGGGCTGCGGGTACGGTCACTGCCACAAACGCATGGCAGTTTGTAACTGGCCAAGGCACTGCGCTCTCTACGATGGCTGTGAACCTAGAGATGGACATACGCGGCCACATGGGTGGCTCTGGAACGCGACAAGTCTTCATAGATGGACTGATTCTCGTGCGCGGCCACCACGATCTAACTGTTGTTGAGGCTAGTGACGCTGCAAGTACGGCGAGTGAAAAAGCTGACGCCTCTGCTGATGCGGCGCTTTTGTCGCAACAGAGTGCTACAGCAAGCCAAACAGCGGCTGGCAACTCTGCTTCAGCGGCTCTTGCAAGTGAAGGCCTGGCAGCACAAAGCGCATCCGATGCCTCGGCCAGTGAAGCCGCCGCATTAGTTTCCGAGACTAATGCTGCAACATCAGAATCAAATGCTGCTGGATCTGAGTCATCAGCGTCCTCAAGTAGCACGTTAGCAGCGTCAGCGCAGTCTGCAGCAGAGGACGCGCTCGCCGAAACCTTGGTCGAGTTAGCGGCGTCTGGGCCATCAAGAGTTACACCTATTGTTGAGAGCTGGGCTTTTAACCCGTTTGATAAGAATCTGGATTCTTCAGATGACCGGTTTATTAACACGGGCCAAATATTAGAAACGGACTTCACCACAACAGACAGCGTGTTTGGCGATGCATATAACTTTGGCGGGAATAGGGGCAATGACACTTTCGGGCCGAGAAAGTCGTACCCCTACGGGCCAGATAAAGTTTATATGCTTCGTGCTATTTATCGTGTCGCTCTGGAGAGCACTGTATCCACCTATGCCAGCAGCGCTACGAACGTATATTTAGGGGCAACTACGCGAGGTGGTGACGGCTTAACACTGCGTGAGAATCTTCAGCCAGGTCAGCAACAACCTAACCAGGCTGACGGTGAGACCGAATTCGTCATGGTATTTCATGGCGATGACTATACCAGCGCTGTTATTAACGGTTTAGATATTGTTAACGACAACAAGACCACGCAGGTTAACAATACTTTCAGTGGTCTGCTGACTGTGAATTCCACATCTTCTGCAAACGGTTCAGATACTCCGGCAAAGTCTATCGGCTTCCATATTCGTCAAAACGCATCAAATCACTCCGACGGCTCAATAGCGGTTAAATCGTTCGAAGTGTTCGATATAACTGAGGCCGTCCTCGCTGAGATAAAAGCAGATGCAGCAGCTGTTTCTGCAGCCGCAGCTCTTGTCTCTGAAGGTAATGCCTCCGCAAGCGAAGGCGCGGCTGGCGGTTTTGCCACTACCGCAACTAACCAGGCTGGTATTGCTACTACTAAAGCAGGCCAGGCTTCCACCTCAGCTGCCAACGCGGCACAAAGTGAGACGAATGCCGCGAGTAGTGAGTCAGCCGCATCGAGTAGTGAGAGCAATGCAGCGAGCAGCGCGTCAGACGCCGCTTCCTCAGAAGCTAACGCCCTGACGTATCAAAACGCTGCTGCAGGTAGCGCGACAAGTGCGGCTGGATCTAGTTCATCCGCAGCAACTTCTGAAGGTGTAGCGGTCGCGATCCAAGAGCGTATGAACCTGGTCGATGGCGGTGTTGTGAATGCGGGCTTTGAGGCTGATCAAGCATCTACATCGGTAGACACTTGGCCAACTGGCTGGGACTGCGACGGCCAACGAGCTGATGCCCCTAACGATGTTGGTGTTGTTTCTACCGTCGTCAACAGCAGTGGTGATTTTTCCTCAACACAAAGTTTTGGTACGCATGTAACCGACTCTGGCAGTACCGGAGACTGGATGCGGTTAAGTAAGTACTTTATTGCTGAACCGTCCCAGAAATTTAACGTCGATATGGCGGTAAATCTGGCGGGCACTGTCCCAGCTCCCTATAACCGTGATCCAGAGTGGGTTGATGAGGACGACGTTTTCATCATCTACAACTGGTACGACGAAGACGGCGCGCTGCTTAGTCAAACCGCTGTACCTTCGGCTACTTCTGAATACAACCAGGCAAACGGTTCATGGGTAAGTGGGTCTTCAAGAGCGCCACAGCAGACCTGGTTTGACTACGTCTCTGATGAGGGCACTGCGCCTGCTAATACAGCATTTGTTCGAATTGACCTTATCCTAATTGATGATCAGCCTGGCAACATCGGCACCGATGTTCTTGTTAATTACGTCACATGGGCGGCTGGTGGTAACTTCCGTGGCTACATTGACGATGTGCAGTTCCTATCGTCTAACGGCTCAATTGTTGAGACTAATAAAGGCACAGTAGAGAGCGCAATAAGCGCTGCAGCATCACAGACATCTGCGGCTAACGCATCCGCAAGCGAGGGTGCGGCAGGTGGTTTCGCTACTACCGCGAGCAATCAGGCAGGTGTTGCTACTACCAAGGCTGGAGAGGCTTCAACCTCAGCCGGTAATGCAGCGACAAGTGAGTCGAATGCTCAGGGTTCTGCTAACACTGCCGCCGCGCAGGCAACACTTGCTACTACTGCAAAAAATGATGCTGAGACGGCTGAAACAAACGCACAGGCAAGTGAGTCAGCTGCAGCTCAATCAGAAACTAACGCGGCTGGTTCTGCGTCTTCGGCTTCATCTCAGGCTACGTTGGCGGCTACTGCCAGGTCTGACACTGACGACTTAAAAGATGCTGTGTTAGTAGAGACAGCAGCGAATGGCGAGATCCAATTTATCAACCCTACAAGCTGGCAACAGACCCAGCAGAGCCACAATTTATATTCCACCGATAATCGATTTGCTGGTGCTGGTAATGCCACCGCTAGTTTTTTCGTTACTAATGACGCTGAGTTCGGTAACGCCTACGTACCCACTCTTGGTCTGAATGATTCGATATCGCCGCGACGAGTACAGCCGTATAGCTCTGACAAAGTTTATCTCGTGCGAGTAATATCCCGCGTTCTTAACGACGGTCCCACGATTGGCACTGGGGTAAGGTTAAGCCTCGGAATTAATGGTTGGAAAGCAGATGGCACTAGGATTACTAGTTCACCTGATTTAAACAACTACCAGCCCGTTAACGTAACAAAAACTGTCGCTGATGGCGTTTATGAGTTGTCCGTTTTCTTTGGCGGTAGTGACTACACAGATGCGGAGCTAGAAGCGTTTGATTTAGTAACTGAAAACGCACCTGATCTGCAAAGTGGTGGTAGGGCGTGGGCGATTATCCCACCCAATTCAGGTACTAACAATGAACCTGATTTAGCATTCGTAAACTTCCAAATACGTCATAACGCTGGCGGCCTTACCGACGGCCAGCCATCAATACAGTCGATGGAAGTCATCGATGTTACTGAGGCGATTAAGGCGGAGATAAAAGCAGATGCTGCAGCTGTCTCTGCAGCCGCAGCCCTTGTTTCTGAAGGTAATGCATCCGCAAGTGAAAGTGACGCTGGCAATTTTGCGTCTACTGCCACCACACAAGCGGGTATCGCGAGCACGAAAGCGGGTGACGCATCAGGGTTCGCGAGTGACGCTTCGGGGTTCGCGAGTCAAGCTCAGCAGTCCGCGTCCAACGCTGCGGGGTCCTCGTCCACGGCCAGTACTCAAGCAGGTCTAGCCGCCACTGCAGCGTCTGATGCTGAGGACGCGCGTGACGCTATCGTTTACCAGAACTATGCCTTTGACGGCACGTTCCCTGGTGGCGTTAAACCGCAGTGGACTGATCAGAGCAGCAACTGCGCCACATCAACCACGTATTTTAAGCTTGGTACGCATAGCCTTAAAATCCCCGCGAGCGGCACATCGAGCGTTGATATTTTTGAGACAGCTCTTTTGGACTCATTCCCCGATATCGCGACAGGCGACAAGCTTACTTGGGGGATGTGGGTTTACATCGACGGGTCTGGCACTACGTCTGAGTCATTTGGTTTTGCAGGCGACGGCGGTTGGGGAACAGCTTCTACGGCTGTCCGCAACTCTTGGGTATTCCTTACTCAAACGGGCACTGCAGGATCGTGGCCCCCTTTATACGGTCTAAGACTCGAACTTCGATCCGCCCCTATCGGGACCACAACAGACAACGCGGTCTATGTTGATGGCGTTATTGTTGTTAGGGGTGAAGTAGATCTAACGACAGTAGAAGTAGATGACTCAGCTGTTCGATCAGCCCACAAGTCTAGCGACTCAGCGTCTGCTGCTAATACGTCTGCGGGCCAGGCTTCCGCCTCGGCTAATACAGCGGGACAAGAAGCGACTACGGCTACGACGCAAGCGGGGATTGCAACTACAAAAGCAGGAGACGCCTCTACCTTTGCGTCGAACGCGGCTAATTCAGCGTCAAACGCGGCTGGCTCATCGACCACTGCAACCACGCAAGCGGGTCTAGCAGCTACAGCACGCACTAATGCAGAAGCGGCTCGGGACAGCATGGTTCTGGATAATGTTGTTGTGGATTCACGGCTTGAGGAAGCCAATTTAAGAGGCGGGTGGAACACTACGTTCCTTGAGCGCAGTACTACGCAGAAGAAGTTTGGTACACACAGTGCTAAAACTCTTAGCTCCAGCAACTTCTATAGTGACAGTAGCCCAATTATTTATCAGACGGATATAGAGCAGATCACAGGTGAGAAATTCACCTGGGGTGTTTGGGTTTACAAAAACTTTAGCGGCAATATTTCTCTGCAGTTCCCGTACGATGGCGGCTGGGCCGTTGGCTTCGTAACCTCCACAAACGCATGGCAGTTTGTAACTGGTCAAGGCACGGCTAGCAGCACTCCAGGGGCTAATATATCAATCGATGTACGTAGCCACACAGGCGGCTCTGGCAAAGAAATCTTTTTCGATGGGTTGGTCTTTGTCCGAGGCCATCACGACCTCACTGTTGTTGAGACTAGCGATAGAGGCTCTACTGCTCAGGAGTTGGCTGACATATCAGCGTCTGCCGCTAGTACATCTGCCGGTCAGGCTTCCGCCTCGGCTAATACAGCTGGACAAGAAGCGACCACGGCTACGTCGCAAGCGGGCATTGCTACAACTAAAGCAGGCGAGGCCTCTACCTTTGCGTCGAACGCGGCTAATTCAGCGTCGAACGCGGCGGGTTCTGAGAATACTGCAACCACGCAAGCCGGTTTGTCGTCTGCTTCTGCAGGTAACGCGGCTGGTTCAGCAACGGCGTCTGCTAATTCTGCGTCGGGAGCGGCTACCTCGGCTTCAAATGCGGCTTCAAGTGCGGCGGCAGCTGCGTTAGATGTGCGGCTATTAGAGGCACGAGTCACCTCTGGCCTCAATGGTCACTATGTCAGTAACGACTGGTATCTTCGAAGCATCGATGGAGCTGGCGCTCCGGCTTACGTGGTTGCGCTGGAAGATGGTGTCAACATCTACATTGAGAAGATGACTGATGGTACGCAGTACACCGTTAAGGAAAACGCTGACGCCTACACCAACTACAACATACCTTCAGAGACATCGCAGTCAGGTGATGGTCCTTGGAGGGTATTCGCCTCTGGTCCTATCATTTGTAAGCATGCTGACGGTGTTATGGGAGCGCCAGCAAACTTCAGCTCGACGCTTCTTGCTAACAGCGGCTCACGCTACAACCCCTATGATATCTACCTTTTCGCACCGTATGGTGAGGCACAGGTTGATGTGTACTACGACGCCAACGGTGCCGCTGACTTCATTGAGTCATCATCCACGGTAGATGACACGATCATTATTCCGGCTGGTGGGTACTACCACTACGAAGCGGACGTAGATCTAAGCGCTAACGACGCAGCCGCTACCTTTATCTTTAAGTCAGACGCTAGAATCACTGGCATATTCCGCCCAACTGGTGGCGGCGACAACATGCTCATGATTCCAATGACCAACGGTGAAGCAGTCTCTAACTATGAGGCGGCAGGTGAGATTGTTTTTTACGCAAACTCAAAGACTAGCGGCACTCCAACACGCATAACGAACGGTAACGCTCGCTACTACGCAACCGACGATGAAGACATGCACATCGCGTATTACGGTCATGCGGATGGTGCTGGTGGTGACGCAGAATTTGGCTTGCCCAGAGAGGCGATGTCAGACCTGTATGTATGGCCTGAACCAAATCTTTCTAACTATCGAATTGTTGCGGTAGAGCCTTGTGAAGTGACCGTGATGAAGGCGGATGGCACTGTCCTGTATCGAGAGGATCTGTCTGCCGCATCGACATCAGCTCCCTTGTTTGTCTCGCAAGGCTCCAATACTGGCAACACAAACATAAACACGGGCGGCGGTCCTTATCGATTTGTCGGCACGGCACCATTCCATTTGATTGCACAGGAAGGTGGCGACGATGACGAGACGGTACTGCTGGGCGCTCGACAGGCAAAGCTTGGAGATAACTCTGTTCAGGCGATAGCCAAGCAGGTTAACACCGTTCAATCTGCGGTTGATGGCCAGACAGCTACAGTGAGTGCGAACGCACAATCTGTTAACGGATTAGAAGCCCAGTACACTGTAAAGATCGACAACAACGGCGCGGTCGCTGGTTACGGCTTGGCCAGTACAACCACGGGCTCCGGCAACATCGTCAGTGAGTTTATTGTTAACGCTGACCGGTTCGCGATCCTCAAGGACGCTAGCGACACCGGCACTGCGCAGGTCCCATTTAGCGTAGTGACCAGCTCATATACAAACAACGGCGTGACCGTAACTCCTGGTGTCTATATCACTGATGCGTTCATTGCGAACGGTACGATTGACACCGCGAAGATAGGTAATGCGGCTATTGATGACGCTAAGATTGCGAACCTATCAGCGGGCAAGATAAGCACCGGTACGCTTAATGCGGCGAACGTAAACATCGAAGGTGTTACGTCGGGCATTGATTTGAAGTCTGCTGCTACTGGCGCGCGAATGGAGATTAAAGCTGATTCAATCAAGGTCTTCGATTCAAGCGGCACGGTCCGCATCAAGCTAGGTAATCTGTAATGACTACCTACACAGAAAATTTATCCATTACATCGGCAGCACTGCCTTACGGCGGTACAACGACAGCTACTAGAAATCTGACGGTTGGCGACACCATAACAGCGAGCTTTGATCAGGAAGCTACTAGCACACAACAGACCAATTACTTGGATAACGAAGACAATGACATCGTCTTTACCCTGGTCAACTGCACAATCTCCCCGACAAGTGTTAAGAACCGTGGCTCGTTTACGATTACTCCGACGACCACGAATTCGAATTACTCGTGTAATGGGGTGCTCGTGTACTACCTGCCTGGCGGGCACCAGTATGGTGGCCCTTCAACGGACCACCAGCAGGCTGAGTTTACGATTAGTGGCACCTTCAGCGGCAGTTCCGGCACACCGGATATGGGCCTGCAGGTGTGGCATCCCAGTAATTCAAATCTGCCCAGGCTTGATACCAAAGACAAGCAGATCATGCACTACGCATCGTATTCCGGCACCGTAACATCTAGCTCTAGCACTACGATCTCAGTGGGCGGGGGTTATGACATTACTAACGGCGATTGGGGGATTGATGTAACTCCTGTGGAGATTGACTTAAAAGTACTCTCATCCTCTGGCCAGTTCGTTGTCAGCAGTTCTGGCGCTACGATTACTTGGCGCGTTAACGTATTTAAGTTGAACCAATAATGACATACGGTATTAGGGTAGAAAACGAGTCTGGGTTTACTCAGATTGACGACACAACCCAGGGTTTTCAGGTGCTTGCTACGGGGACTGTCGCGGCAAGCGGCAACAGTTCGATTAACTCTGTGACGATTCCTAATAGTTACCCTGACGATATACTAGTGGTAGCAAAACCTAATAACCCAACCACCTCAACACACTACACGCTGTACGCTTATTACACCGATACGACTAACAACGGAACCCGTGTTCGTAAGTGCTTTATGAACTTTGCATACGGGTCTAGTCTTTTGGCTACGGAAGCTGCGGACTACGCCATTATCCAACGCTGTAGTGAATTCGACGACAGCGTTATTAGCGGTCAAAACCCACCCAACGTGGGCCTGAATGTGTACCAGTCTGATGGCACGCTGAGTTTTACCACAGAGAAACCTACTTACCGTGTCCAAGCAGCACGGCACCACAATGTAACAGCCTCTAGTTCTGGAGCGGGTACATGGTATACGGGCGTTGATAGCACAGACCTAGAAGATATCTATGGTTTAGCTATGGGCTACTATTCTTATTACTACAGGATTTTTGGGCCATCAGCTGATCGTGAATATCAAGCTAAGTCACGAACGCTACGTTGGGACTACCCAAATGCAGTGATTAAAACTCATATCGTAACCGCTGGTGGGCAAGCAGGTTATGAACCAACGACCTATACCAAGGTATGGGAAGGGCACCGAACAGAAATCGTGGGGTATGTTGTATGAATAAGTTCGCATTAGTTGCTGAGAACGGTGAGGTCGTGTCAACCGTCCACCCTTCGCATGACAACATGTGGAGCGAAGGGCAGCAGGTAGGTACAGAGACAGCGCATAGTTTTCCGTACGAGATATCAGACACAGTCGTTATAAACGAATGGTACTGGCGGCATGCATGGGTAAAAAATAAACCCGCAAGACCTTCTCCATATTACAACTGGGTTGACTACGAGTGGGCCTTAGATACTGAAGCGCTAGAGACTGAGATGCGTAGTCTACGTGACTACAAATTAGGGCGCTCTGACTGGACACAGGTAGCGGACAGTCCTCTGTCTGACTCAGTAAAAACGGAGTGGGCTACCTACCGACAAGCGTTGCGGGACGTCCCTGCAAACAACCCAAACATTACTGATCTTGAAGAGATTATTTGGCCATCTGAACCAGGAGCATAAATGCATAAAGGTAAGCAGTGCGTGCTAAACGCAGCCCCAGCGTCGAAAGGTAAAAAGAAGAAGAAAGCAGCGAAGAAGAAGCGCTACTGAAATAGTGTGCCGCTGGCACAATGAAAAATAATCGAAAATAAAATAACTAGCTTTATCAGTAAGTTAGGGTTTTCTATTGTCTAAAACTAGATATGCACAAATAGAACCTAAGATACTGATATAGAACTATTTATTGTTTTTTTACGACTAGAATCCCTCCTTCTCCGCCACTTTACTAAGTGCTTGTTTTGCTTGGCCTTTTAATTATTATAGAAAGCTCAGGCACACGGACGGCACATTGAATGGCAAGCATACGGAAGCGCGGTGATCTCTGGCACAGTCAGATACGCCGCAAAGGTTACCCCCAACAGACTCGAACCTTCCGCACTAAAGCAGCGGCAACGGCTTGGTGTAGGCGTATTGAAATGAGCATGGACGACGGTTCGTGGATCGATACTCGTGAATCACGGTCCGTGCTCATTAGCCAGATGGTCGATGATTTAATCTACAGCTACGAAAGATTTGGGCTAGATGTTGCTGGGCCGAAGCTTGGGCAGCTCAACCAGATCCGCCAGTATTTTGATGGCGTCTCAATACATGACCTGACTTTAGATGACGCGCTTGAGTTTGCAGCCCACCGTCGAAAAAGCGTTTGTGCGAGCACGCTTCAGACGCAGATGTATTATTTGAAGCAGGTAGTAGAGAACAGCAGGGTAAAGACAGAAGAGAAAATCGTTGACCAGGCAATCGATGAGCTGCAAAAGAAAAAAATAATCATGGGAAGTAAGCGACGGGATCGTCGTCTGGGACCAGGAGAGTTTGAAGCGTTGATGGCAGAGGCGGGAGACCATTGGATTGGCACTGCCATCGATATCGCAGTTGAATCTGCGATGCGTCAAAGTGAAATCCACCGGTTGCGGTGGTCAGACATTGATGAAAAGGCGGGCGTGATCCATCTTTATCGCAAAGATAAGAGCGCTGAAAACGGGCGCAGTAAGGCCAAAATACCCCTTTTAAAGGGCGTGAGAGAGGCGCTTCTACGCGCACGAAACACAACTGAGCAAGGGGATAACCTGTTCCGCGTACAGAGGAGCGAGTCGATTTCAGACAAGTTTGCGCGCATGACAAGCCGTTTGGGAATCGAAGATCTTCGGTTCCACGATCTGCGTCATGAAGCAATTAGTCGTATGTTTGAGCGTGGGATGCGAGTGGAACAGGTGAGGGTAGTGAGTGGTCACCGCACGTTAGATCAGCTCAGTCGTTATGTTAATCTTCGCCCGGAAGATTTAGCCGATCTGTGAAGTAGTTAGCTACTTCTTCTGTAGGGAATAAATATTTTTTGCCAAGCTTGGCATGTGGGATGGGCAATCGACCGTGGTAGATCTGTTGGTACATCGATTGCCGCTTAATTCTTAGTAGTAACGACAGTTCATTTATATCCATGAACGGGCCGTAACGCTTGCACAGTACATCCTGTAAGTTCATTGCTCTCCTCGCGTAGCTGGTCCCTGCCGCAGCGGGATAGCTACAACATATGAATAATAGTATAAGTATTATTGTTAAGCTAATAATTAAGTCAAACTAGACAAAACTATTCAGTAGTAGACAAAAGCGACAACCGACCAGAGAGTGTGGATTTTGCTGGGTGCCGGTAGGCTGCTTGGATCAAAGAATTCTAAGTTCTTTTTGCCTTTGAGACGGGCTGCGTAGCAGCTTGGTTCTTTTAATTGTGATGGGGAAATCAGCCGTACGTAACAGAACGAATACATGTAACGCTCGAAGAACAAGTCTAGGTAAGGTTCTTTTCTTGGAATTCTAACCATGATGGATGAGTCATCACGCCGACTGAGTATGGTTTCTTTTATCGGTTTAGTGACATCATTTGCGTCAAAGGATATTTCTCTGCGCTCAACGGACGGCAGCTGAGCTTCGATACTCGGATCAATTTCCCTGGGATCAACATCCAGAAAGTTAGCCAGCTTGATGATAGCCGGTGCTTGTAGTTTGGTAATGTTGTTTAGGTAATGTGAAATCGCCCCCTGAGACCAGCCGAGTGTCTTCGCTGCTTCAACTTGTGTGAAGCGCATCTCGACTTTCTTTGCGTCCCAAATCCTCCGTAGGTTCTTTACGGACTGAGGTAAGTCTTCCCTTGACATGTTGCATTCATCCTAAATGAGTCACGTTATATATGTAGGCAGCAACATCTCGCCTACTTACAGATTGTTCTATATAGTGAAGTTTACTAATATTAGTAGAATAATCGCAATCTAATATTATAGCTGAATCTTCTACGCCTATAATTAAAGCTGATTTTGCAGGCCCATTTACACGTTGTAACCACTGCAGTTGCAGTTCAGATAATGAATGTTTGATCAGTGTGCTGTCTCTTTTGGGCAGCGTTTTAACATATTTGTATTCAACAAACAGCAGTCCTTTAGGGCCTACATACATTGCGTCGGGGACGCCTCCGGTAAACGTGTCATGGATCTTCCATGAGTAGACGTCCGGTGATAAGTATCGATGTATGGATCTTATGAAACTGTGTTCGTTCAATGGAAATGGGGGTCAGAGACCCCCGCCCTGGTATTACTTGTAGGCTTCGTACAAGTTTTCGGCAGCCTTGTAGTCCTGTTCCATAGCCCAACCGCACCAAGATACTTCGCAATTCATAAATGCCTTGCCCATCTTGTTCTCGGTTGAAACGCCGGAGACTTGCCACAAGCCAGCGAAACGGTCACCGCCACGCATACCGATCTGTGAGTTCCAGTTCTTGGATACACGCAGCTTAGATGATGCGAAGTCCATGATGGCTGGCGTACGGTCAAGCTCACCTGTCTCTGGGTTCTTGAGCAGGATCACATGTGCGTGTGTCTCGTTGATGTCGTATTCGCCGGGCTTGTCTTGTTCGTTGACTTTTGCCTGGGCAAGTTCGCGTGTATCGAACGCACCTAGGTAGCCGCCACCAGCGTCAAGCTGTCGCCATACGACAAATTCTGTTTTGAACGTCAGGCTGATCGCATAGAGATCGTTGCCATAGTTCTGGTTAGTCAGAGTGTTAACAAAGTGGCCAGGCTCACAACCTTCAACGTAGTTGGCGTGATGCTTGTCTACCTCGTTAGACATCTTCTGGAGTAGCTTGATACGCGGGATAGCTACGTTCTGACCGACGTTCTCGTTACCACGACCTACGCCGTCGATAGACTTGAGGTGGGCTGGGAGTGTGTCAGATGAAGCTACGAGTGGTGCTACTTTTGCTACTTCTTTTGCTGCTGCTGTCATAATAGTTTCCTAATGGTTTGGTTGATTCATGTTTAGAGGGAACGAAAGTTAATGCGTCTGATTTCACGGGCTTGCAAACCAGGGACTTCTTCACCGAGCTTAAGAAGTTCTTTGTATGCAGTAGACGAGACCCGTCGCTGTAAGAGACTGAAGTCCTGGGTGCTGTTGATATGCGCGTAAAGAGCATCCCAATCAGTCACGTCAGGTACAGTGTCTTGGTTAATGGACACACTGGCTTTGTCGTTGGCGGTACGTGACAAACCCTGCTCGTCCAATTGGTTTAAGAGCTTGTAGTCAAGTTCATCTTTGGACTTGTTCAGCTCCTTGAGCTCCGCGTTAAGACCTGCGATAGCGTCTTTCACTTTGGCTCTGGCTTCGATTAGTTCATTAATATTCATGAGGTTTCCTTTAGGCTGCGTGATTGAGTTTGTTTAGAATCAGTAAGAGGTCTTCCATTCGTTTTAGTTTGCTAGTGAGTTTTTCGTAAACTTCTGGTTCCCACGTATCGCGCGCTGCGATGTGTATGATTTCTGTGCGCTGCGTTTGACCGGCTCGGTATATGCGTCGATTGAACTGCTGGTAATGCTCGGCGTTGTAAGTTGGTGACGCCCAGATCACTGCAGTTGCTTTGGTCATGGTTAAGCCGTGTCCGGCTGATTGTGGGTGGCAGAACACAACCTGGAGGTGTCCTGCTTGCATGCGATCAACGATGTCTTTGCGTTTGTGCGCGGGGGTATCACCGTCGATCGTTGCGTATTTGATCTTCATCTTGTCTGCGAGTTGGGTCAGTGCTTGCTTCTCGTGCTTCCAGTTGAATGCAACCAGGGAATGTTTGCGCTCTGATACGAGCTGCATGACCATGTCGTAGCGTTCGGGGTGTATCGATGTAACACCACCTTCTTCGTTGTAGATGGCACCAGTACAAAGCTGTAGTAGCTTTTTGACTTTGGCACCTGCATGAACTGCGTTGATTGTTTCTTTGCCCGTGTACAACACACTGTCTTCGCTGAGCGTTTGGTACTCGAACATGATTTTCTTGGGTAGTTGTACCAACAGCGTATTCGTTGTTTGTTCTGGCATAGTCAGACACTCTTCAAGGCAGTACCTGACATTGATGTCACTGATTAGCGCAGCAACAATCTCTTCAGCATCGTCTTTGTCTATCCACTCGTTAGCGAATCCGTTGAACCGTGATGTGCAAACAGCAGCTCGGAAGCTGTAAAACCTGTGACCTAAGCGTTGCCCGTCGTCTACGAGAAGGGTGGGGTGCCATATGTCTAGGATGGTGTTGCTGTTAGGTGTACCGGACATGGCGATGCGATATTGAAAGTAATCAACTAACTTGCGGATCGCTTTGCTGCGCTGGCTTGATTGGTTTTTGTATGCAGTGAACTCGTCAATGACCAGGGTATCGAAACCCTTGAGTGCTGTTTGATGCTTGAGTAACCACTTCACTGCATCGTGATTGGTAATGACAATGTCTTCGTAACCCGAGAAAGCTTTCTCACGGTTCTTTGCGTACGCAACGGCGTACGACAGTTCGGGTGTGAACTTCTCGATGTCATCTGCCCACGAGGCTTCGAGTATGGATAGCGGTGCAAGAACTAAGGTCCGCGCTCCACGTTTAGTTAGTGCGTCAAGAACAGAACGAGTCTTGCCGGTGCCAGGATCCGATGTAATTAGTACTCGTGGATTGGCGAGGATGTGCGCTGTCGTAGCGCTCTGATGTTCAAACGGTTTTAACATATTCATCACTCATTGATGGTTTAGAATAATACCATAGCTAATATTAGTGCTCAATAAAAACGACGGGTTGGTCGCTAGCCCAGCAGTATCCGCAGTCAGCGCAACTAGGTGTCGCACCGGCTTGTTCTGGACATAAGATTCCTGGTCCTGTCCAGATGTTTTTGTCTTCGGGTTTGATGACTGTCGCGTTAAACGACACGTCCTTGTCATCAGAGAAACGCACGCGGAATCGGTCTGGGTAGATGTTGTTGATATTGCTAATCATCGTGCCCAGTTGTGACGTGTAAGCGTGGTGTGTGTAGCCGAAGACGTTTAGGTTCTTGAACTTGTGTAACCAGTGTTGCCAGGTAGCAATGTACAAGCCGTCGTAGAAGTCACCGAGCACATGCAGCCGGACAACAAAACCGTTTTTGTGTTTGTTGTTTAGTTCTTGGAGCTGCAGTTCGAGCATCTCTTTGAACGATGGATCGGTGTGATCAAAGCGATGTGCAAAGGGCATGTTGTTACCGTAGCAGTTGTCCCATTGCTCACAGTCAGTAGGGCAGGTAGACCGTTCTTCTAATGTAAGAGAGTAGATGGTCATGCCTTTCCACATCTTGACTGATACTTTGTTACCGAGTTTTTTATTGGCTTTGCCTCTTTTTAACATCTGCAAATGTGGTGACTTTACGTTCTTTAGATACCTGGTCTGAGGCAGATGCACGTTTTTTGCTGGGATTAGGTTCACGGCTAAGGATGTCATCTAGAATCTCCTGTCTGATTTGTGCCGCTGTCGTTCTGTCGCACTGGGTCACTATCTTGATCTCGGATTTCTTCAAACGGTGTGTAGTCCAGTACATCGCTTCCTCTGGGTCGGTTACGATTCTGTACTCGACTAGGGATCCATTGCGCTTGTAAAACATCTGCATTGTCGAACATCTCCTTTAGGTGACCACACAACAGGTCTTTGTATTTACTTTCCATCGGGATCAACCTCCACCCAACGCCAGGCGCGGTATGGGAACTTTTTGACTTTGACCAGGGACAGCTGTTCGCGAATCATGGTTTGGCGCATGGCAAACAATGTGACTGAGATGATGAGACCGCCAAACATTGCAGCCATCATCCCGGAGAACGTCCCGGCAAATAGGACCATCAGCAGCACGGTAGCTGCGATATCGATGGGTATGTCGTACGAAATGATCCGGCGGGGGCCGAATTTAAACAGAAGGAACAGTAGTCCCAGTGACGATATAAGACCGGCTAAAATCATAGATAACTCCTAGTAAGGTTATAAGAACGAGTGTGACTTCGATTGCGAGGATGACTTGGTCAAGGATCATGTTGTTGGCTCCGGTAATAGAGGTAAGCCACACCTGCGACACAGGCGAGTACAAACATGCCGAGAAGTCCGACATACAAAGCTTGTATCGCTGCGAAGAAGGCGAGGCAGATAGCTAGTGCGCTGAGCAAATACAACGCACAGGTGGTTAAGAATTGCTTTAGCTTTTTCATAGGGATTCTCTCTACATGGTTCATGAGGATCATTTGAATTCCGATCGGGAATAAAAAAACCCCGCTAGGCCTGGGACCTAAGCGGGGAAAGGGTTACTTCTAGGGGAGGTAAAACTACTCGACGCCCCAACTGCACTCGGGCTCGTCACCTTTACGGAACGAACACCAGCGACAGCTGTCTTTGCTTGGTGTTGGAGCGAATTCTGTTTCTGTAGTCATCTTGACTGCCCTGCGATGGAACGCTGGTGCAAACAACATGGCTTGTTCTCGTGTGTAGGTTTTCTTGGTGGTCTCGCCTTTGTCGAGATACCAGAACTCTACTTGTACGTGTTCGAGTGACGGGTATCTAAAGAATGTACCAATGGCATACAGCAGACCCTGCTGCCCGTGGCCTACTTCGTTACCCCACTTCTTGCCTGTCTTGTAGTCGATAACGCGGGCTGAGGTCTCATCTTCAGTTACCAGGGCATCTAGCTTGATGCGAGCCCAGGTTTCTTTCTGCATCCACCCGACAGTCTCCCAGTCGAGATCGAAACCCCATTCGCCTTCGAGTTCTACTTTTGCTTCGATATAGAGCTGGCGCAGTTCTTCAAAGTCATCTTTAAACTTGTGAAGGGTGTCATGCATTTCGCCCATAGTGCCGTTAACGTAGTCTTCAGCGTATTGGTGTATTTCCGTACCACGGTCTGCAGCTGGGCCGCTGGGTTCTTTAATGTTTTTGACACGGCTTATGTATGTCCGATAAGGACACTCTTCGTACACTTTAAGTGCTGAGTAACTCCAGGCTCTAACGTCACCTAATATCTCTGGTTTCTCGAACTCTGGTAAGTTTTGCGCACTCTTTTCCTGAGTTAGCTTGATCATGACTATTCCTAAGTTATTGTTCCGCCTAAGATATTAGTATAGGTACTATTTTATACAGCTTCAAGCAGCTTACGGTCTTCAGTGTTGAAGTATTTGTCGGTAATTTCGTTGAACTGCTCGTCATCAACACGCCACTCAACAACTACACCGCGCGTTGGGTTGGCGGAGCTTGGAGCGTTATGAGCACGTCTACGTTCACGAGTTAATCCGTTACGTTCTGCGCGTTTGATGAACTCACGTTGTGATATACGGTCATCAGTCAACACGCCGTACACAACACGTAGGTGCTCCATTGGTATAACGGAGTAGGGCCACTGTGACTCTGCAATCCATTGCTTTACAAACCGTTGCGCGGTTGTGATCTCTTGAGCTTGCATGACGTTGTTGATACTGATGTCGAGGATATCTAGCAGAAGAGTTAGCTTGCCGTGTTTTACATTGGCGAAGAACTCTTCCATGACTGACATCGTCACCTGGGCCATCTGTGCTTTTGCATTGTTGGCAATAGGTGTGCGTACAAGCTGCTTGTTTACTCTGTAGTTGCGAAGTAGGGCGGCGAACTTGTCTAGCTCTTTGGATATGTCATCGATGCCATCGATTACTTCTGGGTAGACATGCTCTAACTTTTGCTCTTGTCTCGGAGCGATGTTGTATCGCCTATCCCCCTCCTCGATTTTCACGGCATCCATACGGTTGGTGAGAAAGATGAAGTTTGTAAAGTTAGGCATCTCTACTTGGTTGGAACGCATCGCACGAATGGTCATCGTGTTTTCTGTGATGGCGTTCTTGAGTTTGTCGGCGATTTTCACAGTGCCTGAGTTAGCTGAGGCCATGTGAAACTCGTCAACGACAAGGAAGAGGGCTTGTCTCATGTACAAGTTGAACTGTTCTTCAATGTTTTGCAGCGCACGCATTGGTACGTGCTCGTTGCCAAACAACGGTCTGAGTACTTTGGTGTAGAAGATACCTTTACCTGTACCTGGTACACCCTGCAGTACCCATGCAGTCATTGCCTTCTTCTTAGTTTGAAATATATAGGCCAGCCAGTTAGTGAAGTGTTCAACTTCTAAAGCCTGTCCTCCTAAGATGTGAGTCATCAACTTATAGATCAGTGGACATGAGTCAGCGATCTTTGCTGCGTCACCCATGCTTAGCGGTTCGTGCTCACGGTCTGACAACATGTACTGTGTTTTTCGGAACATGTTGATGTGGTAAGGCACATTAGTCAGATTGACTGCGACATCATTTGACGCGGGGTCGAATACGACTTTTGCGTCTGGAATGAAGTCAGGCTTTGGCCGACCGTGTGATCGCATGAATCCCTCGATGCTTGCTGATGCGCAGGGCATGAGAGGGAAGTCATTGCTGAACTGGTTAAGGTTCGGATCAAAGACACCGTTGTAGTAGGTGTCTGTGTAGAAGTCACGCAATGCAACCGGATAGTTGGCTCTACCGTTTTCTGCGATCTCTTCTTTGAAGTGCTCGAATACTGACGTATAGAAATCTGGATCTGCTTTTTCTATAGACCAGATTGGCTCACCTTTGAAGTTGTACATGTACGTAGGGTCATCAAGCAGAAAGTAGTATGCATTGCTGTTGCCACCATTCACGTTGCAACGGATGTACGGTGGGTTGTTGTCATCAGTGATGGTGATCGACATGCGATCAGGGTTCTGAAGGATCTCTTCAGTCCGGTTATTCACTGCAGCAATCGTTAGCTTTTCTTTCTTTGCGTGGAATCCACGGTCTTTACGCAGTCTGTTTTTTGCATCGTTTGATTTCTGATACACAACCTCTGGGCTGATGTCGCTCATCATGCCCGCTAAATCCAATGCGTCCTCGTTGTTAGAAACACGCACGACCCGCTCAGAACTAGAGCTGAACGGATCGTGGGTCCCATCTTCGAACGTAGGAGGAGCGCAGAAGATTAGTTTGGAGTTGTCAGCCACACTTACGTCGAGCGGATACTTCAGAGAGTGTCCGTTAGACGACAGATCAAGCTGGGCTGAAAACAACTCAGAATCAAAATTAGCGTTTTGCAGCCACAGTTTTACTGCTTTGGCGGGCATAGCGTGCTTTAGAAATATAAAGATGTGGAGAGATGCTTTGTCTCCCTTGAGCCCCAGGCTAGCAGAGGCTTGAGCGATATAGCTGACGTTCTGAAACTCAAGAGGAAGCTCACGCATCACTAGCTTAGCTAGGTTAGTGACATCTGTTTGAGTTAGTTTGCCCAGGGGCCGAGACCACTGAGGCAACACTACGCCGTCGATATCGAGTACGAGCAGGTTGGAATACGCAACGCGATCAGTCTTTCCGGCTCGCGATTCGTTTTCAATTGAACGCTTGAGTTGGCCCTTGAGCATGCAGTGACCGACGTTACCGTGGTCAATCAGCAGACGTTCTAGCATAGCTAGCCCGGCACCATCACTAGGGATGATGTGCTCATGGGACGTTACATTCTTTACGTGGGGGTAAGGGGTGAACCCATTATTAACAGAGTGCTTTTTGCTGAGGCTAACTCCGTTAGACGCCTCCAAAAACGTGACTTGCATGGCTCCTCCTACAGAGCTAACTATATTAGCACAAGTACTAAAACAGCATAGTTAAATTTTTTGTAGGTCATGCGCTTTGTCGAATACTTCCTGTCGATCAATCTTGATCTTATTATCCGCTTCGAAGGTGAGGCGGACTTGATTCCTATCAACCTTTGAGATTTTTACTCTCGCCAGAACGCCGTCATCATCATGTAGGATGACTGATTCGTCTATCTTCCTTGTAAGGACTAGTCTAGACATTTCTTATTTGCTGTATCCCTTGTCGTACCCTCCCTCAGCATCGAGGGGGAGGTCTGGTGCCCAATGTGGGGGCACACACATATGCTCAATCAGCTTAGCCATTGTAGCATCAGGGTTATTAGCGTTACCAATAATAACGATCTCATCGTGTACGGTGAGAACTATATCGGCGTCAAGGTCTCTGTCAGCATCGATGCGGAGCATTGCGTCCGTAACGATGATTCGCGACAGTGCTTGTACTACGTTTTCTGTTATTCGCCCGCCCCAGGTTGTCTCAGTGTGACGAGACTCATAGGACAGCTGCCCAGCATCATCGTAACCAAGCTGGTCGTAACAGAGTGACATACCGTTAGGTAGCATGATTTTCCGGTTTGCAAAGGTAAGACAGCGCCATGCTTCGTGATAATTGGCTTGGATAGTCGAGACCAGTTTGGTTTCGAGTCTGTCCCATAGGGTAGGGACGCCACTGAAGTAGTTGCGGTACGAACTAACAACGCTAAACGCTCGGTCGTTACTGATATTGAGTGGCGGACCCATTGCGCCGGTAGCGAGGGTAGTTCTGAACTTACCTGCACCCATGCCGTAACCAAGACCCAGGATAGCGGTCTTGCCTACGAATCTTTCAGTCGGGTGGTCGTACTTATTGATTGGCTTACCATAGATCTCTGAAGCAAAGTTGCTGTAGATATCCTGGCCATCTCTGAACTGCTGAAGTAAATCTTGCTCATCTGCTAACCAGGCAAGCATGCGGGCTTCGATGTTTGATAGATCAGCAACGAAGACCAGCTTACCGTCAGGGGCTTGCAGTGCTTTGCGCAACGGAGAGTTGCGCGGCATGTTCTGCATGTTCAGTTTTTCAGTACCACCGAATCGACCAGTGTGAGCTGCGTAATACCTGAGAGGCACACTGATGGTTCCGTCGTCATGCGTTGCGTCGATAAAGCGCTGCGCCCTAGTCTCATTAATGCGACTCTTTGCAGCGGTACGAGCATCCCAGATATGTTGCAGTTGAGGGTTCATTGCAACCATCTGTTGATACGCTTTATCGTTTTTACCAAGGGCCGGTATAGAGTTGCCGGTTGTAGGACTCATCTTGGTAGGTGGGACGATCCGAAGATCATTCTGCATGTACTCAGCAAACTGTTGATTTGAACTGAGCACTTTGCGATCGATACCAGCTGCAGCTATTGCTGCTTCACTGGCATTGATCTCCGCATCACGGAAAGCGATAAGCGCTTCACGATCCACGGTTAGTTTTGGTTCGCAGAACATACGGCACGTCATGTCGATGAGCTCTAGCTCAGTCAATGGCATGTCGTTGATTGTCTTGCGATAGATTGCGTAGGTAAGTTCGACGTCCTGGATACAGTAGCCAGCCAGGGCTTCCTCAGTTTCAGGATCTAAGTCATAGATACCCTTAGCTGAAATGAGCTCGTCACCTTTTCGCTTTGTCTCGTCATCTGGGAACAGGCGTATTGCTGTGTCACGCAGTGATGCAGATTTCCCTGGGAAAAGGCCACGACTGATGGCAGCAGTATCGACGTAGAATTTAGGTATGACGCGATAGTATTGCGTCAGGATGTATCCGTCGAAAGGGGTGTTGTGGCAAATGAGCGTTGCGTCGTCCCAATCGATCTCTGCAATGGCGTCCTCGACTTCGTCTTCACCGTACCAGGTGGTTTCGCCATGATCTATTTTGATGCCTACCCCCCACACTTTGAACTGCTCGTGCCGGACGTAATCCATTGTTGTTAGTTTTGTTAGTGACACCTTGGTGTCGAAGTAGGTTTCAAAGTCGAGGGTAACGATCATTAGAAGTCGATCTCCTCGTGTTGTTGCGCTGCGTAGATCTCACCTTCGTAGTTGTGAAACGCGGCTTTGAGTTCTTGATAGCGCTCAGGCATCCGAGATCTGATCCATACAGTTGCATAGGTATGGAACTCAGGATGTATCTGGTCGGTGTCTAGCTTCTTAAGCTCGTTAAAATATTCATTAGTCTTCATACCACCCTCCTCGGCGAAATGTTTCTATGACTCTGAATGTCTCCCATGACGGTCGCATGTACTGGTCATTCGTGACGACATGCAGTTGGTTGTCGGTATCCAGCAGGATATGCGCGGTTTTCTTTAGCTCATGCTGGATGAAATGCGCTTCTTCGATAGCTGCATCAACATCAGTGAACAATGTGTTCATTGTTCAGCGTTGAGCTCTTCCTGAATTAAGCGATCGATGTACCACTTCGCTTTGCGCAGATCTTCTATAGGTTTGTTTTTGTAGCGATATCGGTGAAGGTATTTCTTAACTGAACCTTCAAGGTATGCTTTGAACCCATCACCTAAGCTGTCTTTTAGGTAGTCAATGCATTCAATCGTGCCCACGTTGTAATGCGCTGGACGATTTACTGGATCATTTTTGGGTGCAGTAGGGGCGGGTGGGGCGTCGTACGGGTCGATGTATACTTTGTTGCCAGCTTGATTCCACTCAGCAGGCGTTGCTTTATCTATACTCATCATACTCTCCTAGTAGAGCGAAATAGTATCAAAGCTAATATATTAGCTCAAGTATTAGTCAGTCGGCGCTGCTGAAGCCAGGTACAACTTGATACGATTCATCTGCAATAGCTGCTGGATCTTTCTTTCAAGTATGTTGTTGATGTCGTCTAGTTGGCTGAGCTTCGTTTCGAGTGCGAATATGCGGTCTTCATACGCTTGGAATTCTTCAGTGAAACCATCAAGCATATCGATACGATCTTCGTGATCTGTGGCTTGTGTTTCGATGTCATCGATTCGCGATTCGAGGCCACTTGAGTAGTCGTCGGTTGTTGAATCGTTGTCACGCTCGTGTTCTTGGAACCGAATGTCTACGTGGTTATCTAGGAATTTTTTAAACTCAAACATGAAGTCAGTTTCAGGCATGTTCATTTGCTGTTCTCCCTTCTGGGTTGGTGAGTTTGGCTGCCAAGTTCCAGGCCATATAGGCACAGGTGAAGGCAACAACGGCTTCTCCTCCATTAAACTGGTTGATGTATTTTTGAAGCTCGTCCAAGTCTTTAGGTGTATGAACAAGCCCAACAGGTTGTAGTAAATGGGTGGTGTCACTCATAGTCTTTAATCTCCTCTGATACGTCCTTTGCGTTTTCTTCGAAATCCCAGTCGCAGTGGGGGTCTTCCCATGTCCAGCCCCCGCTCATATAGCCTTCTTCTTCGATCATGCTTCCGCCGTCGATGTTTCCGTCACGGATGTATTGCCATACGGTGTCGTCATCTGTGTCGATAGGGACGTTGATGTACATATAGAGACTGGTGTGCATAGTGGCTTCGACGCGCACGGTCTTGTGGGTCATTTCGTTCATGATTAATACTCCGATGGCAGCATGTGGGTGTGAGCACCAAGCTCGTTGCGTACAGACCAGATTGTTATCTTTGGTTCGGGGAAGTCGGTGAACGGTATCTTCTGCGAGCTGAGCGGTTCGTCGTTCCCGTTCGTCATTGTCAGCGTGGCGCTGTCGTCTTCGTGGACTTCGAGGATCGTTTGAGCCCAGTCAGCCTTGGTGGAATCGATGTGTGCTTGGATTGCATCAAACAACCAGTAAGCACCTGCTTCTTCAGCTACATATAAAGTACCTTCAGTCAGAACGCTTTTGGTCAAAGGTGACCACATGGTGAATGTCTGGCTGCCGTAAAAAGAATTGAGTTGTAGTGCGGACATTAGTTCCATCTCCTGCTGTTCATTAAGATTTTCTTTAGTTCCTCTACTGACTTGCCCGCCATCTGAGCGATTTCGTGCAAGAAGAGGTTCGGGTATGTGTCAAACATGTCGATGATTTCTTCATCAGTCATTGTCTTGCTCCTCTCTCCGACGCTCGTACTCATAGTCCTCGTCGGGTTCCTGGTAAGGTTTGTAGACACCTTTCTGCTCGATGTAATCTGAGTAGTCGTTGTACGGGTCGTCGGTAATGCTGCACGGCATACGGTTCATGGGGCTGGTTCCTCACAAATGTCTTTGATGTCTGCGCGGTCGAGGTAGAACAGACCGTCGCAGGCTTGGTTGTATTCGTTGAGCAGGTTCTCGATGAACTCCTCTTTGCTTTCGGCGTAGCGCACTGGGTTGAGTCTTCCCAGCTCTACGATGCATTCGTAGCGATTCATGCTGATTCCCTGCTTAGTAGTAGTCGGTTTAGGTAGGCGATAGGCTGCGACTTAGTCTTCTTCAGCTTGCCGCCGATGAGTTCGTAGCTGGTGTATTCGAAGCCGTCTTTGAACGCAGCTTTAGTGCGGTACACCTTGTATCGCGTGCCGTCTTTGGACAGTTGTGCTTGTTTCGCAGCGAATTTACCCAGGGTCTGCACGACGCGCGCGAAAGTTTGGTGCTCTTCAACTATGTAGTACTTCATGAGTAGTCCTCCGCTCGCTCGTGGTAGTAGGTGTTGTTGTCGTGATGCTCGGTGGTTGCGATGTACCCGAGTAAATTCACGTAGTGGTGGGGCGGTCCGAATGAATATGCGCCGTCACATTCGATTACTGACCAGGTTTGAGAGTCTTCAAATCCCGCTTTTTTGACAGCTGCGCGCGTGCGAAAGTAATCACCATTTACCTCGCGTATCTCTTCAAACGGGAACTCGCATTCGTGGTGCGTGCCAATCATCGCTATCTCCTGTACTTGGTAGACTTCGCTGTGAACCAGATATCTGCGTTGGTGCATTGTTTACCTGCCCACCTGGTCAGCTTTTCCATGCCTTCACACGTTTTCGCTAACCCGATGAATGAATACAGCTTTGCTTTTCTGGTTATTTCTTGACGGTTCATGATTTATCCTCTTGGAAATTTTTCATCGAGAGCTTTTATAAGTTCGGTTGGTAGGTATGTTCGTGGGCAGTCGTAACCAACTACGTAGCCGATCATTGGTTTTTCGTTATTCGGGCCTGTTATGTCTTTGATCATGAAGTTATGAATACCCCAATCGTCAGGTTCAGCGTTCCACCCTATGTCGTATAAGAATTCTTCTACTGTGCGAGTGAAATTAGGTCCGTCGCCGTCGTCAAAACCAAATTTGCTGAAGGCTTCTTCCCATTCCCAATACACTGCTGTTTTCATGATGATGTCCTCTCGACTAGATCAAAGACCCTCCATGTTTCGGGGTCTGTGACGTTGGTTTGCCTGCCGCAGTCCGATGCCTGGTACACAACGAGCATTAACTTGTTGGTGTCCTCATCGAACCTGAAATTGAGATCAACGAAACCGTGTTGATTGGGGAACATTTCCCAGCTGTCGTCTTCTGGCCACGTACCAGTGGTCGTGGTGTACGAAACGTGTTTCATGCTTCTCTCCTGATTGGTTCGTAGCTAAATTCCACTTCGCCTTTGTAGTTAATGACGAGTTCTGAATCGTCAGGGAAGTTGATGAAGGTCAGCCGTCCGTAATAGGGGTCTGAGTCAAACTGCCTCTGCTCAAACCACACCTCCGCTTTGGGGTTGAACTCTTTCACGAGGTCTTCGTGGTCGTAATGTTTGAAGCTGCGGTACGTGTCCACCCACTCGATGAACTCGTCTAACGTGCTTTTTGGCTTCGATTCGTGGTTCATGGCCTACGGTCCTCTCTGAAAATTAGTCCGCTGAAGAACATGTCAAGCAGCTCTTGCACGTCTTCAAGCTTCGATGCAGCTACTTGGACAGACGTTGACTCTGGGTAGTCGTCTACCATTTCTGTCACCAGCTCCGTGGCTACAAAAATCTGCGTTCTGATGTTGTGAGCTTCTTTGCGAGTCATCCTTGCTTTCTCCTTCTGCTGCCACACAAGCGCCGCTAGTTCTGGCGTGTGCTGCTATGGCTGACATAAAAAAACCCACCTGACCCGAAGGCCAGATGGGCGTGTGAACCTTAAGCGGCTTGCTTTTCTGGTTCTTTGGCACCGAACACATGCGTTGCTGCGTGCTCGGTTTGCTTGCTGTCTGCTTGCTCTGCAAGCTCTAGCGCTTTCTCCTCGAGTACTGGGAGTACATCGTCGAAGCTCATGCACATATGTGCGTGCTCCCACACTCCTTCTTCTACTTCTACCTTCTCGGCGAAGACAAACAGCGGGTCGAGGTCGGTCATGTAGTTCATGTTGCTGCACAACCACGAGTGCAACTCGTTGAGGATTGCGAAGTCATCCATGAGCGTTACTTCGATATCTGCAAATCGCGCGGACTCGATGTCGCCTGCCTGCGCCGCTACGTCTTGCGAGAAATCAATACCGTTGGCGAGGTCTGTCTGCAGGCCAGAGTTAAGTACTCGGCGTGCTGCCCAACAGCTGGTGTTCATGACGTTCTGCACAAAGGACAACATGTGCTCTGGCTTCTCTGTCATTGCTGGAGCAGGCACTCCTGAGCGGATTGCTTCGAGGTTGGCTTGCTTGCGCTTCTTGGTCAGTACGTCCCACGCCATTGCAATACGGTTCGCGCTCAACGGGGCGTCTTGCGAGTCAACGAGTCGGGCAATAGCACCGTTGCGGTTCTTGTTGCTAGACATGTTGGTGATGACGGTGTCGATAAAAGTTACGTTGTTCATAGCATCCTCCTAGGATGAAAAATTGGTCAGTGACGACATGTCAAAGACATAAAAAAAACCGACCGGTAACCACGAAGTGGTTACCAAATCGGCTTGGTCTACTGCCGAGCTGCGGTTAGTGCGCGCCACTTGGCTTGTTGAAGCTGTCGAGGTTGTAGTTCCACGGGAGATCGTTGGTGTCGATCTCACCTGCGATGCTTTCTGCTACCTGCGTCAGGTCGAAGTATCCGAAGTCCAGCTCCGATGCGACGTGCTCTGCTGGTAGTTGGTCCCACGGCTCGACGTTCAGGTTTAATGGTGCATATCTCATAGCGAGTTCCTCCTAAGGAATAATACTATAACTAATATTCGAATGGTCAGAATTAACCAGACACCCGAAAAACCGACCGATGAGCGCGAAGCGCGAATCGGATGGCCGTTTACTGCGATTTAGGGGGTGTGAAACACGATTTACGAACCACGGTTCGGGGTTTGTGCCGGAAACAGAGGGTTTGTGCCAGCTTTGTGCCACGTTTGTGCCACGATTTGTGCCAGCAAAAAGTGAGTGTTTATGCGGGCTGTAGCCATTTGTGCCACTTGTGCCAGCATTTTTGGATTCATTTTCAATTTCAGACCTAAAATTTCATGTGTCCAAAACTTTTTAAAACGAACTTGAAAATGGTGGCACAAGCTGGCACATCCGGCACAAATCTGATTAATGTGTTGTATATCAATGACTTGCGTCGTGCCGGAAACGCGATTGTTTCTGGCACAAGCTGGCACAAGCTGGCACAAGAGGTCATAGCCGCCGAGCCACAGCGTCGTGGGCCTTGGATCGTGACTCGTGGTCCGTGTATCCGGCTCGTGTGTAGTAGGCATACCACCATGCGTAGCTAAACTTTTTCATGGGCTTTCTCCGTACGTTGTTGAAGACACAAAAAAACCCGAACCGCGCGGAGCGGGTCGGGTTTCGTGAACCGTGGTTCGTGTTACACGGTGTAGGGTGTCCATCCGTTGAGGCTGCACTTACCTCCCTTCACCATGATGGCCTTGCTGATCTGTATCGCAGCACGACGGCTCGGGACTCGGTAGAACCATCGCTGGTTCTTCTTGTTAGTGCCGATGATGAGTGTCTTGTCGTGGCTCGGTGAGCAGATGTTCTTGAATGTTGTACCTTTCATTAGACTACTCCGTTATCAATTGCGGTGAGGACATCGACGGTTGCCGATACTTCAGATGCTTCTGCCATGTCATCGACGTCCTCGATGATCAGAGCCACTGATAGCCCGATGGCGATGTCCTTCCAGTTCTCCTTAGCGAACGCCCAAGCTGCGGTTGCCTTGGGCTGGTGTTGAGCTGTGAATAAAAGTGCGTCTGTACGTAATTTGTTGAACATGTCTAATCTCCTATGTTGTAGACACAACAGACACCGACCGGATTTGCGGGACGCAAAAACGGGACAAGGTTCCACAAGCCAAAACGTAAACAAGGTTCACAAACCACGAATCGGGGAACGGGGTCCACGATCAGGGCTAGGGGGGAGATATGGGTGAGAGATATAGAAAGGTATTTTCAAAAAAAATTTTTCGAAAAATTTATACGGATCAAATTTGTAAGTAGATTAATACCTATGCTAATGTAGCGCCATGCCTGACACCAAGGTGTGCGTGAAGTGTCGCAAGCCGGTTGAGCTTAGAAGATTCGACGGGAACAGGAAGACTTGCAATACCTGCCGAACTCACCAAAAACAAGTTCATGATTCCTTAAGTTATGAGAACTATCTAAAGAATCTGCTCAATCACTCCAAATCAGCAGTAGGGAGAGGTAATCGCGTCTCCGACCATGAATACTGCATAGACATTGAAGATCTCATCGATATCTGGGAAGACCAAAAGGGCAAATGTGCGTTGTCTGGGGTGTTTTTGACGCATCATAAAGACGGAACCGGGCCCCGTGATACAAACGCCTCGATCGACCGAATCGCGAACCATAAATCGTACACCAGGGACAATGTGCAGCTGGTTGCGTACCGTGTAAATCTGATGAAACACACCCTGAGCGAGGGCGATTTTTACTGGTGGATAAAAAATTTATTTGACTGTTCTTGTGATTAAATAATACCTAAGCTAATATATGACGAAAATGACACAGATGTATGCCATTGAAGGATGGGACTCAGCGATTATCGGCACCTGCTTTCGGGGCGGTCGAGAAGTACTCGTATATGACGCATACAAGATCGAAGAACTTCTGATGGCCCACGAGGGGTCTGACGAGGAATACGAAGAATTCATCGAGCTCTTGGAGAGAGACGACCTCGGTGAAGATACCCCAGTGTTTATATATGCAGACAGCAGTCTCCGAGATGAAGTCATCGCCGCCAAGCGAGGAGCCAGCAAACTCCTCCATTGATCCACATGTGGAGTTTCAGTCACAGCTCCCGTACATGGGTCTCGCCCGTGGTTCGTTGACCATGCAGCAAGAAAAGCTGGTCATGCTCATCTGTTCAGGAATGACGACTGCTGCTGCGGGACGCGGGGCAGGGTATTCCACCCCCCAGGCTGCTTACTCCGCATCAAAATTGCCTGCTGTACAAACCGCACTTGAGTACCACCGCGAAGAAATGCGCGAGACGGTGAAATTTAACAGTCAGAACGCGCACATGATGTACATGGAGGCCTACAACGCCTCGGCAAACGCCACTGAGATGAAGAACACCACCGATTCCCTGGTCAAGCTGCACGGTTTGGCGAAGGAAGAAGAAAAGCCCCTGGTAAATATCAATATCAACGGTACGAAGCAGCTCGAACGCATGTCGGACGAGGACTTGTTGAAGATCGCGGGTAGAGAGATGGATTACCTAGAACCCAAGAGTGACTAACTATGACTAAGAAGACAAAGAAGAAGGCCGCGCCCAAGCGCAAGCCCGTTGTTAGATCTTCAACGAAGAACAAGGCTTACAAGCCTTACTAAAAATGACGGAAGTCGCAAAGGTCGAGTGCATACGCTGCAAAGCGTCACACCCCGAGACGTTGTATTCGGGGGGCGACCGACTCTGCGTGTATTGCAAAGCGGACATCGCGGAGCAGGAACCGCAGCCCGCGACTCCCGAACCGGAGCCCACGGTTGAAGAGACGTTAGAAGACAAGGCGCGCGCGGAACTTGCTCTACGGTTCCTGACTCGTCGAAAGCTGCTCCCGTTTGTGGAGCGTTTTAACCCCGAGTACCAGGCGGGGTGGGTACACAAAGACATATGTAAACGCCTAGAGGAGTTCTCGAAAGATGTCAGTCAGAAGAAGAGTCCGCGTCTTATGCTATTTATGCCGCCGCGACACGGCAAAAGCACTCTCGCGTCTGTGGCCTTCCCTGCGTGGCACTTGGGTCGCCACCCTGAACACGAATTTATATCGTGCTCGTACTCGGGTTCGCTCGCAATGGGATTCTCTCGCAAGGTACGGGGCCTTCTACGTGAAGAGGGCTTCAAATCGGCTTTCAAAACACGCCTTGATCCGCAGTCTCAGTCAGCCGAGGCTTGGCTTACCACTGTGGGTGGCGGGTATGTTGCTGCTGGTGTGGGTGGCGGTATCACTGGTAAAGGCGCTCATATCCTTGTTATCGATGACCCTGTAAAGAACCGTGATGATGCTGAATCCGCAAACGCCCGTGACTCTGCTTGGGACTGGTATACGTCTACGGCGTACACACGCCTCGCTCCTGGTGGTGGTGTGCTGGTTATCCTTACTCGCTGGCACGATGATGACCTTGCAGGGCGACTACTCAAAGCCGCTGCCGACAATGGCGAGCAGTGGGAAGTGGTCAACTACCCAGCACGAGCCGAAGTTGATGAGACTTTTCGGAAGCAGGGTGAGGCGCTACACAGAGAGCGTTACGACGAGGAGGCGCTGGCTCGCATAGAGAAAGCGGTAGGCCCGCGTGACTGGTCTGCCCTGTATCAGCAGAACCCAGTAGCCGATGACGGCGACTACTTCACCCGAGACATGATCAATTACTACGATCGCGACGAGATCGACGAGGACCGCATGCGCTACTACTGCGCTTGGGACTTAGCGATCGGAAAGAACGATCGGAACGACTACACCGTCGGCATCGTTGTAGGTGTCGATGAGTACGACCAGATGTTTGTGATGGACGTGGTCCGTGGACGCTTTGACGGCTTCGAGCTGGTCGAGCAGATCCTAGATCTCTACGAGGTGTGGAAGCCATCAATTATCGGTATCGAGAAGGGCCACATTGAGATGGCCCTCGGACCGTTCCTCGAAAAGCGCGTACGTGAGCGCGGACTCTACGAGGCTTACTTCAAAGATTTAAAGACTGGCCGCAGGGATAAAGAAGCGCGAGCCAGAGCAATCCAAGGTCGGATGCAGCAGGGCATGGTTTATCTGCCCAGAGATGAAGAATTTACGGGCCCTTTGGTAGCAGAGTTACTGCGCTTCCCTAACGGGGTACATGACGACCAGGTAGATGCCCTGGCTTGGATCGGTCTGATGATGACCGAGTTCAGCACCTTTGTAGAGAAGGTTGAACACGTACCGAGCTGGAGGGACAAGCTGCCTGGATTACTTAAAGGTGAACGCACTAAATCGGCAATGAGCGCATAAACATGGCTAAGAATATATCTCCAGATAAGGAAGAAATGATCACTCGCACGCAGTGGGATCGCTACGAACGTGCGCGGGACAATGGGCATCTTGAATACGTATGGATGGCTAAAAAATGTGATGAGTACTATCAGGGAGAGCAGTGGGATGACGACGACGTTGCTGCCTTGGAAAGTGAAGGGCGTCCGGCGCTCACCATCAACACGATACTGCCAACGGTAAACACCATCCTGGGCGAACAGTCCAATCGACGGGCAGACATTAAGTTCAAACCCCGCAGAGGGGGCAGCGAAGACGTAGCTCATACGCTGTCTAAGCTGTACATGCAGATCGCCGACAACAACAAACTGGACTGGGTTGAGCAGCAGGTATTTTCTGATGGCTTAATCATGGACGGGCGAGGGTACTTCGACGTACGTATGGACTTTTCGGATCACGTTGAGGGCGAAATTCGCATCACGGCTAAGGATCCACTAGACATACTGATCGATCCAGATGCTAAAGATGCGGATCCGAAGACCTGGAGCGAGGTCTTTGAGACCAAGTGGATGACACTTGATGAGATCGAAGAACTGTACGGCAAGAAGAAGGCAGAGCGCCTACTGTTTATTGCCGAGAATGGGATGAGTTTCGGCTCTGACTCTGTTGAGTACCAAGAGACGCGATACGGCGACACTGATACTGAAGACTATTTCGGTGCTGATAACTCTGATGACGAGGGCTACCGGCAGGTACGGTCGCTGCGCGTTATTGAGCGGCAGCACAAGAAGTTGGTTCGCACTAGTTTCTTGGTTGACCCAGACACGGGTGACCAACGTGAGGCACCTGCGGCTTGGTCGGATGCTAAGACTAAGAAGTTCGCTAAGAAGTACAACCTAGAGTTGATCTCCAAAGCGGTTCGTAAGGTTCGATGGACGGTCACTTGCGACAAGGTCGTGCTGCACGATGACTGGTCTCCTTACAACCAGTTCACCATCGTACCGTTCTTCTGCTACTTCCGCCGGGGCAGACCGTTTGGCGTAGTGCGTAACCTGCTATCTCCGCAGGAGCAGCTGAACAAGATCGCGAGCCAAGAGCTGCATATCGTGAACACCACAGCGAATAGCGGCTGGCTGGTAGAGAGCGGGTCGCTGGTTGGCATGACTGCTGATGATCTTGAGGAGCATGGCGCTGAGACAGGCTTGGTTCTTGAGTACAACAGGGGCACCAACGCGCCGACAAAGATTCAGCCAAACCAGATACCAACGGGTCTCGACCGCATAGCCCAGAAAGCTGCGGCGAATATCAAGACCATATCAGGTGTAAACGACTCGATGCTTGGTACAGATAGTGCAGAAGTATCGGGCATTGCGATCCAGGCTAAGCAGAATCGTGGCGCAGTCATGATTGCTGTCCCGCTAGACAACTTGCGCAAGTCGCGCCAGTACCTGGCGGAGAAGATCCTCAACCTAATACAGACGTTCTACACCGAGACCCGAATCATTCAGGTAACGAACGAGGACGACCCACTCAAGCCCCGTGAGCAAATGGTGGTTAACGAGCCAGGCCCAGAGGGCGAGATCATCAACAACCTCATGTTGGGTGAGTACGACGTGGTCGTAGCTACCGCACCAGCTAGAGATAGCTTCGATGAGGTCCAGTTCGCTGAAGCGATCAACCTAAGACAAGCAGGTGTCGCGATTCCAGACGACGCGATCATCGAGTACAGCCATTTGGCGCGCAAAGGTGAGCTAGCCAAGCGAATCCGAATGCTGACAGGCGCAGAGCCTATGAATGAAGCCCAGCAGGCTGAAGCTGCAGCCCGCGCAGAAATAGAAATGATGGGCATCCAGCTAGAAATCGCCAAAGCAGAGGCTGAGGTTAAGAAGCTGCAGTCAGAGGCGGCGGTCAATATTGCGAAGGTTCAGGACGTTGCAGAGGTTGATCCGCAAATGCGCATGGCAGAGCTGCAAGCCAAGATCGATATGAACCAACAGCAGTTGGATCTCCGCAGAGAGCTCTCGTCGGCAACTAATCAGCAGCGTGCTGACCAAATGCAGACAAGTGCGGCCACGAAGTTAGCAACGACGGCGCTTCAAGCGTCGAAAACCACCCCCAAACCCCCTCAAGCTGAGGCAAGGAATACTTTATGAGTGAGAAAACAGAAACCCCCCAGGAAGAGACAATAAGTTTCGATGTAATGCCAGGTGCTGACGCACCAGAAGAGGATGATGCACCTCAACTGGACCTTAGTTTTCCAGAACTTGAGGAGCCCGCACCCGAAGAGACCGTTGCGGAAGCCGAAACAGAAGAATCCGAGGACGCTGTCGAAGAAGTAACCGACGAAGCGCTGGAAGAAACAGAAGAAGAGCCCGAAGCAGAGTTGGAAGAAGAGGCAGAGGTCGAAGAAGAGCAGGCGGTAACGGAAGAAAAGCCTGCAAAGAAGCCGACGGTGCCTAAATCTCGCCTTGATGAGGTGTTAGCGAAGAACAAAGCACTGCAAAAACAGCTCGATGAGGTAAACGCGGCCAATGAAAAGGCTGCCGAAGCGCCTGAAGCCTACGATTTCGATGCAAAAGAGGACGAATACCAGAATCTGATGCTCGACGGCGAGAATGCTAAAGCCACAGCCCTACGGAGAGAGATCCGACAGCAAGAGCGGATACTGTTCCAGTACGAAATGCGCCAGGAAATGACGCAAACCGTTAGCCAGGACCGTGCGATGACTGCGTTACAGCAGGCCGCGACAGCGATGGAGGAAGATTACCCAGTTTTCGACCCTAATTCTGAGGTTTTCGATCAGGAAATGACCAATGAAGTGATCGAACTGCGTGACGCTTTCATCATGAAGGACTACGAAGCGGTGGATGCACTGTCCAAAGCCGTGAAGTACGTCGTAAAAGACCACGGTTTAGACCAACCGCAAGAAAGTGTCCCAAGTTTGGCTGGGAAAGCGCAGAAAAGGGTTGATGAAGTTGCCAAAAAGCGTGCCCAAGTTAGCGCCAAATTGAGAGCTGCAGAGGCACAGCCGCCTGAATTGCCAGGGGAAAGTTCCGCGAACCACGGTGATAAGCCCCTGGATATCTCTTTGCTGACTGAGGAAGAGTTCGACGCACTACCAGAAGCCACACTTAAGCGCCTGCGAGGCGACCTTTTATAGCGAGGTAAGCAATGCCAGCCAAAAAAGATCCAAGACTAGCCCGAGCAGGAGTCTCGGGCTTTAACAAACCAAAGAGGACGCCTAGTCACCCTAAGAAGTCGCACATCGTTGTGGCTAAAGAGGGCGATAAGATCAAGACGATCCGATTCGGTGAGCAGGGTGCTAAGACGGCGGGCAAACCCAAGAAAGGCGAAGGCGAAAAGATGAAGAAGAAGCGTGCAAGCTTCAAAGCTCGTCATGGTCGCAACATCGCCAAGGGCAAAATGAGCGCGGCCTACTGGGCTAATCGTGTGAAATGGTAGCGCCATGCTTGCTGAAATTGCTGCCGCTAATGCGGCATTCCAGGTCATTAAGACTGCGTTAGAGAATGGTAAGGAGCTCTACGACGTAACCGACCAGGCAACCAAATTCTTTGATAACAAGTCAGCCATAGCCAAGAGGGCTAATCGTTCAGGTAACAAGGACGATATGGCTTGTTTCATGGAGCTGGAGAAGATCAAAGCGCAGGAGGAGTGGCTCCGCGACCACATGATCTACGCTGGCCGACCTGACATGTACCAAGACTGGCTCAAGTTCCAAAGCGAACGAAAGCGGGCGCGCGCGAAAGCCCTGCGCGATGCGAACAGACAGCGAGAGGAGAACCTGGAGCTGCTCATGACATTCGCTTGGTGGATGGTCGGGACGTTATTGGTTTTTCCGGCCTTTATTTTTTTCGGCTTAAAGTTATTCAAGGTGATTTGACGATGGCTAGAACAGACGAGGCAAAGTGGAAACGCATTGTAGCGGCTGTAAAAGCAGGAGCTAAGGGCGGCAGGCCCGGCCAATGGAGTGCCAGAAAGGCACAGCTGGCAACGCAGCGTTATAAAAAAGCAGGAGGTGGCTACAGTGGGCCAAAGACAAAGGCACAGAAGTCACTCTCGAAATGGACCAAAGAGAAGTGGGGCACCAAGAGCGGGAAGAACAGCACACAGGGTAGCAAGGCTACCGGCGAGCGGTACTTACCGAAAAAAGCCCGAGAAGCCCTTAGTAAAAAAGAATATGCAAAAACCAGCGCAAAGAAGCGGAAAGATACGAAGGCTGGTAAGCAGTTTAGTAAACAACCTAAAAAGATTGCAAAGAAGACAGCACGTCACAGGTGAGGCAAATGGCAGAATTATCTGAAGACACGGCGGTGACAATCCCACTGAGGAACCTGATCGCAATGATTGCGTTCACCTCAGTATCTACAATGGCGTATTTCTCAGTTCAAGAGCGGTTGAACACCCTTGAGCACGCCTTAGACAAAACCCAAATGGACATAGCGTCTAACTCTGAGTTCCGCATTAAATGGCCTAGGGGAGAACTAGGGGCCCTTCCGGCTGATGCTCGCCAAGATATGTTGATCGAGTACACGGCTAACCTGCTTGATAAAGAAATAGTTAGAGGGGAAGTGCTGCTAGACGATATCCATACTCTCAAGTTAAGGCTCGCAGCTCTAGAAAAGGGCGTAACCGCAGATTGATATAGTTGTTGCATTGATATAATACCTATACTAATATTCACTATACGTGTACCTCTACGATATGAGGTCGGCCCGTAGCCGTAAAAAACGTATTCTTCGCCTACAAAGGCGTAAAACCTGTCGAGGTCGCCCCTCGTTAATAAGCGCTAGTTCGTTGCTCCACGATACGGAGATACGGATTAGCCGCTCCTTTAAGTCGGCTGATAAGGCGGCATGTGCCGCATAAATTATTTCGTCAATTTAATAGGAGGCCATCATGGCTTTAACAAATTTCGGTACGCTTACTGGCGACCAACTCCAAACCTGGAGCCGCGACTTCTGGAAAGTAGCTCGCAACCAATCTTTCATCAACCAGTTCGCTGGTAGTGGTTCTAACGCAATGGTTCAGCGAGTAACTGAACTTACTAAGAACCAAAAAGGCACTAAAGCAAACATCACTTTGCTTGCTGATATGACCGGCGACGGCATCACTGGTGACAATACTTTGGAAGGCAACGAAGAAGCCCTCCGCGCGTATGACATCACCATTGAGCTGGATCAGTTACGTTTTGCTAACCGCATCGCGGGCCGCATGACTGATCAGAAGACAGTTGTTAACTTCCGTGAGCAGTCTCGTGACGCACTTGCATACGCAATGGCTGACCGCTGTGACCAGTTGGCATTCTTGTCTCTTTCTGGTGTTGCATACACTCACAAGAACAACGGTGGTCTCCGCACTACCTCTGGCTCTGCTGGACACGAGTTGGTTGACCTGGAGTTCGCTTCAGACGTATCTGCTCCTACTTCAGATCGCCACTTGCGAGTGAACGGAACTGGCTTGTCTGCCGGTGACACTACTGCTGTCACTTCATCCGACACTATCGGATACAAGCACATCGTTAACCTCAAGGCTTATGCTAAGGACAACTACATTCGTGGGATCCGTGGTGCTGGTAACCAGGAAACTTTCCACATGTTTGTTACTCCTCAGCAAATGGCTGACCTCAAGCTTGATGCTGACTTCATCGCTAACGTCCGTAACGCGGGTGTACGTGGTGCGTCTAACAGCTTGTTCGCTGGCTCTTCTAGCCTGATGGTTGATGGCGTAATGATCCACGAGTTCCGCCATGTGTTTAACACTTCTGGTGCAACTACTGGTACTTCCTCTAACGCTGGCGCAGCTGGCTACAAGTGGGGTGCTGATGCTGACGTTGTTGGCGGACGTGCTCTGTTCTGTGGTGCTCAGTCTCTGGCCCTGGCTGACATTGGTCTGCCTGAAATGGTTGAAGACACCTTCGACTATGGCAACCAGTCAGGTATCTCTGTAGGCAAGATCTTCGGCCTCCGTAAGCCCAAGTACAACAGCGACATCAGTGGCTCTGTACAGGACTTCGGTGTTATCGCCCTAGACACTGCACAGTAAGACTACGGCCCCCTCTTCGGAGGGGGCTTTTACTTTCTATAGGACTAAATCATGAAGATTGTGAGTGAACAGCCATTACGAGTGGCGACCCTTGGAGGGACCGTTGTTTTGTTTGAGGCAGGTGTGCCTCGCGAAATAGCAGATGAAGTTGGCCTGTTGGCAATACAGATGGGCGCAAAAGAATTTGATACGAAATACGTTGAAGAACGCGATGCGGAGATAGCGGATTTCGAAGAAATAACCGACGTGCCCGAAGTGGTGTACGTGGAAGACCTGGTTACCTTGCTTGAAAAAATGATGGATGAAGGTGACCCGAAAAATTTTAAGGCAGACGGCTATCCCAAAGCAGCCGCAGTTAATAAAGCTCTAGGGCGAACTGTGACTACGGATGAGCGAGTAGCAGCCTGGGAATCAGTACTTAACTCATAGGTAATTATCATGGCAGTCACAGTACAAAGCGTTATAGATAGAGCACAGACTGTGCTTCAAGACACAACGGGCGTTCGATGGCCTGTAGTTGGTGAGCTGGTGCTGTGGGTCAATGACGCGCAGCGTGAGATTGCGCTACTTAAGCCTGATGCTAGTGCGCAGAATGACACTGTGACGCTAGTAGCTGGTACTAAGCAGACTATCCCAAGCACGGGTAACCGACTACTTAAGGCAGTGCGCAACATGTCTGCTTCCTCTGGTGGTGCAGGTCGGCGAGCTGTACGTCTCGTGGACCGCGAAGTACTGGATGCACAGACACCAGATTGGCACGACCCAAGTGTTAGTGGCGATGCGGCACACGCCAGTGTTATCCAGCACTACATCTATGACGAGTCGAACCCCCGTAATTTTTACGTCTACCCTGGTGTTTCTGGCAGCGCTTACTTAGAGATTATCTACTCAGCGAACCCAACCATCGTTGGGCAGAACGACAACTTATCGATACCTGACATTTTTGCTAACGCGATCATGAACTACGTCTTGTACATGGCTTACATGAAGGACGCAGAGTTTGCAGGTAACGCACAGCGAGCCAGCAATCACTACCAGGTGTTTACCGCCTCGGTAACTGGGAAGGCCCAGATCGACGCGATTACTACTCCGAATATGGATATGGCTCAGCCGAGCATGGTGTAAAGCATGGCTATTGCGTATGAAGATTTTGTACCGGACGTCGCGGTCGTAGTCAGCGGTTGCCCAGAGTTGGCGATAAAAAACGCTATACGAAGTTCAGTTGTCGAATTCGCAGAAAGATCAGAAGTCACTCAGGCTACAAAAAACATTAATGTGACGGCTGGTGGCAATACTTTCAGTATTCCTTCGGGCGCTTCATACATTCACAAGGTTTTGTGGGTGAGCTACAAGGGCAAAGAGGTTGAGCCTATAACTCAGGCGCTACTGAACGATCGCGTTCCAGGTTGGAGTGTTGATGGTGAGACGGGTGACCCTAAGTATTACTTTACGACGGGGCTTAATCCGATGGAAATCGTCGTCTGGCCCGCTCCCGAAACAGCAGAGCACGCGCTGAAGGCACATATAGTAACGAAGCCTACAAAAGGGTCATTCGAAGCCGCAGACGACGCAATGCTGCCTTTTAAAGACACGATCGTGAACGGCGCTATTCAAAGATTATTCCGCATACCAAACAAGGCTTGGTCTGATCTGAAGGCTGCATCGGTATACCAGACCTTATTCATGAAGGGGTGCGAGGAAGCAAAGAAATTGAATCAACCAGACAGGCCAATCGCTAGGAGAGTGAATTATGGCGGACTCAAGCAGAGCACTAGATTCCGAAATAGAGGGTGGCGAAAAGGTTACTGATCCTGTTCTTAGCGATATCAGACAGCACAGCTGGGTATTGCGTGGGATCAACGAGATTTTGAGGGACAACCCTCAGCTCACATTTACGCCCGAGGATATTTTTGTAGCGTGCGTGCAAGGGGAAGCAAGGCTTTGGACCACCGATGAAGGGATGGTGGTTACGACGGGAATTACAGATGTTTATACCGGCGAACGTAGCCTATTGATTTGGCTAGCCTGGGCAAAAGAGCGGGGGAAGAACCTGGTGCAAATACACCAAGACTTCTTCATAGAGCAAGCAAGACTAGGTGGGTTTCGGAAGCTAGAAGTTAGGTCAGCAGTTGTGGAATTGAAAGACTACATCCTCGCTTCAGGCTGGCAGTTAGACACCATTGTTTATACGAGAGACGTTTATGGGTAGCGGACCAAAAAAACAAGACTATGAGCCGACTGCTTCGGACAAAGCGCTCGCGAAGCAGAACTATAAAGACTGGCAAAAATTCCAAGATCTTTATAACCCGAAGCTGCTGGAGCTTAAAGCTGCTTCAGAGTCAGGCGATGTTACGCGCACGCTTAAAGGCCGCGCGAACGCCGACACGATGCAGAAAGTCTCTGGACCATCCTATGTAGCCGCCACCAAGACAGATAACGCTGGCCTTCTTGGTTCTGCCTTATCAGGGCAGCTTGGGGATGCGGGAGCCAAGGGCAAAAAGTTTCAGAACGATTTACAGACAAGCATCCTGGCAACACGTCAGGGGCAGGCTGGTGTGGCTAATCAAGGGCTAACAGCACTAGCGAAGATGGATACAACTGAACGGCTGAAGAGTCTTGAGAACAAACAAATGGTTGACGCAGCTCGAAGCAAGATGACCGGGCAGTTGGCTATGGCTTCGCTGAGCGCAGGCAACGAAGCGGGCCTATTTGGCAAAGGCAAGACAAGCCAATTTATCACTAGGTTCACTGACAACGTAAACTCGCAGGGGTAGCTATCATGCTAGCAGGCAACGCAGGCCACATGGGCCGCCTAATGTTCGAGAGTAGGGACAGAGTAGCGCAGCAGGCAGGGCTGGCGAAGCCCGCGCCCCCAGTAAAGGGCACTGCGCCTGCACGCCAAGCTCCTATTGTGAACCCCCCAGCTACTTCAGCTGCTCCAGCTGCTCCAGCTATAGACCTTCCAGATTACTCGGTGCCTAGCTATGAAGCAGGTGGGCCGAGAGGATTCGGGCTGGCGGGGAGTCGCCGGAGTGGGGCTCCAAGCCAGAACGACCCAGATGAATTGCTAGCGTATATGACGCGCGCAGACGCAGCTGCATATGAACGCGACTATGCTCAGTTTGAGCGAGACATGCTCGACCGCGCAAGTAACGACACAAGCCTTATCGACGATGCTCGCGTTGACTCAGAGATGGCATCGCAGCTGGCACAAGGTGTGTCATCTCGGAATAGACAGCGCTACGGCGCTAACTTGACACCCGCACAGCTGCAGCAACAGCAAGCGAGCTTTCAGAGAGATAGTACGCTCGGCGGTATCCAATCACTCCAAGACGCACGTCTTGCGCAGCGTGATCTGAACCAAGACATGCTTGGCAAGATTATTGATGTTGGTCAGGGCGTATACCAGCGCTCGATGCAGGGCATGACAGCGGCAGCAAGTAATAAGAAGGCTCTTGATAATGCGTATGCAGCAGCTAAAGCGCAATCGAAGGCAAATACATATTCCACGATTGGAAGTTTAGGAAGCGCCGCCATTATGGCTGTCGCATTCCTGTAGGGGATTAACATGGCTCTAGATTTCACTGGGTTAGCGAGCGGCATTAGTTCTGCAGCGAGAGGCTACCAAGGCATGCTTGATGGCGAGCAACGCCGCAGGCTAGCCGAAGACGCAAACACACGTGCTGACGACGCAAACACACGAGCGGCGGCACAAGAAGGTCGCGCAGCCGAGCTATCTGAGTATGAGAAGTCACTTCGAGAACGTAACGAAGAGGAATACGCTCGTCAGTCAGATCGCCTAATAAATCAGGAGAACCGCGCAGCGGCACAAGAGTCGCGTGCAGTCGAACTATCTGAGTACAACATTGGCCAACGACCTATTCTCGAAGAGCGCGCCGCAAATGCAGAGCAGCGAGCGCAGAATACGGATGTCCGCCAGGGCAATCAGGACCGTAGATTGCAGCAAGCATCTGATATTGAGGCTCAGAAAGAGGGCGAGCGCCGAGTTAAAAACTACAACAAGCAGCTCATAGGGCAGTTGGCTACTACACAAAGCTATGGGTTAGACGACCCAACGACCATTTCAGATCCGATAGCTCTCGCACAGGAGCGCCCCGTACTTATTCAGGACATGCTGGATCGCCATAAAAGGTTTCAGTTCGCCGTAATTGACGGTGAGCGTGTCGAAATCGACGTTATCGGTTTCACAATCACTGACAAATCAGTGATACCTCGAATAGTGAACGCTGAGACTCGCGAAGAGCTCACACCTACAGTAAACGGAACTAACGCTGACGATGACATCGTGCTTACCCAAACGCACGAAGACTTTGGGAGGTTGGTTAACAACGAACTCGTATCTGCTCTAAATAACGGTGGCAGCGAGTCAGAGGTTTACCGAAGTGCGCTGGTTAAGAAAGGCGGCTTGACTGCTTCTGAGGAGTTGAGACAAAGCGAGCAGCTAGTTCGTGATGAGCTCATCGCAACAAATACAAGCAAGTACGCAAACTCAGCTGAGGCAACAAGAGCTTACCTAGGGGTAGTTAACAACGCCTCGATGGATGAACTTCTTGAGATCTACACGGACCAAGGCGGCGACCCAGAAGCTTTGGAGCAGAAACTTCAAACCGCAAAAGCTTCAGAGCGTAGCCAGTTTGAGCGCACAATTAATCCGTCAGGCCGCCCAAGTGTCTCGCCGATGCAGGAAGATAACTTGGCGATGCGGGGTATGTCGGACCCTCGTCAGTTGGACCTAAGCCGCGAAATCGAGCGAGCAACTAGCGACCTGCGCAGCGCAGGCGGGAAGTCTGGGTTCTTCGACGATCAGACAGAGGACGACTACAAGCTCAACACCGCCGCTGAAAAGTGGTACGACGATAACACTGACGACCTTGCGATCCAGATGTTTTCTAATCCAGGCATCAAGCAAAAGTTTGATGAGCTAGGGCCAGCAGAGTTCTTCAAGCAGTACGGTGTAGACACCGACGGTGGTCAGGTCGAACCCAAGAACATGTTGTCCTCGATACAGCCGCCGCCTTTCGAGCTAACGCGCGACAACGTAATCGCAGCGATCACAGATCAAACTAAGCAGCCGACCCAAGAGCAGCGTTTAGACATGGTTCAGTTCCTAAAAGACAGGGGCCTTGTTACGGACGCCAAATTTAGAGAGGGGATTGCGGAAAGTAGCCTCCCTTCACAAGAGGCCTTAGCCGCTATTTGGACAGCGGCTTCTTTCAGCCCAGGCACACCCGCAGAGAGAGTTGCCCGTGCGCAAGAGCTCATTAATTTGGCAACGCGCGGCGATACTAAAGTGGGCGTAGCTCAACAAAACGTGATCGACGAGCGGGCGCTCTCCCGCGAGGCGACTGCGAGCACTGCCAGGGCTACTGCTTCAGCCAAGGTTGAAGCGGCGGAGTTGAAAGATGCTCAGGACTATGCCGAGAAATACTTTACTACCTACCAAAATACGATTGAGGGTAAAGAACCTAGTAAGGAGCTAGCGCAGACAGTGTCGCGCACGTTACCTGGTGTCATGCGGAAACTAAAACAGGCCAAGACACCACAAGCGAAGCGCGAACTTCTAAGCGCGGTTAACCCAGCGCTAAGCATGATCCTACAGGGCAATGCGGTAAGAACTGGCGCATGGGAAAAGTTCACGGGGCTGTTCGATGACGATGTGGACCTTGGCCAGGTTAGTGATTTTAACCTGGAGTTTGTAAGACAAGGGGATGATAAGACCATCGTCTACGCACCTCCTGGCGGGCAAGCGGGCAAGCCCGTGCCTCTGTCAGTACTTATGGATACCGATGCGAATGTCGCGAAGCTCCTAAAGCTAGCCGCTGATATAAATGGAGGCTAGACCTTGTCTGAGACAGATCTGTTCAATGAGCTTGTTTTCGGTGAGGAGAAGGATGCCTCTCAGTTTGCAGATGCGCTCAACTCGCCTACGGAAGCAGTTGGCCCAGATGGACTGATTGATACATTCGTAGCAGGCGTAAGGTCTGGTGCAAAGGGCCTATCAGCCGACCTTGAGTACTTTAAAGCGGGCGCACAAACACTCGTAGGTGATGAAAAGGGCGCTGCTGAAAGCGTAAAAGATGCCCGAGCCTTAGAGCAGTTAGCTGCGTTGCCAATGGAACAGATCGAGACGTTTGGTGAGTTCCTAGAGAACCCGACGTTTGATGGGTTTCTTACTCAAGTTGCATCCGGCACAGGTCAGGTATTGCCTAGTGCAATTACATCTATTGGCTCCGCAGGTGCAGGTGCAGTCGCTGCCGTAGGACTTCGAACCGCTTCAGGGCAGACAGCCAAGCACTTATCTAAAAGACTTATCCAAGAAGCTGCCGAGGCTACCGCCAACGGGACAGCTGACGCTACGCAAAAGAGAATTGCTCAGGGTGGGTATGAAGCACTTCGTGAAGCGTATGCAAAACGTAAAAGAGGCGACCTTACGAAGGGCGCACTGACGGGCGCAGGTGCAGCAGAATTTGCGCCATTGACTGGTAGCAACATAAACGAAGCCCTAGAAGCTGGCGAAGAGCTAGATCGTGGGACTGTGTTGCGTGCCGGAGCAGTTGCTTTACCGCAGGCCACTGTAGGCGTCTTGGGCGAAGTTGGTCTCGCTAGCATGCTAAAGAGTATGGCAACCAAAAAGGCGGGCTCTAAGAACTCTATCTGGGCACAGTACGCTAAAGACTTTTCGCTCGGCGGCGCGACTGAGGGCACTGCTGAGGTAGTCCAAGAAGGTATCGCGATAGCCAACCGCCAAGACCTAGATCCCACCTATGAAGATGCTGATGCTAAGTTGCGACTGCAGCAGGCTGCCTTCACCGGCTTCTTTGCTGGTGGTGCTATTGGTGGCGCAGGGTCAGTTGTATCGAGTGCAGTTCAATCCGACCTAATACAGAACGCTCCTGACAAGGCTGCAGAGGTAGTCGATAAATCCGCTCAGATGATGGACAAGCTCAAAGAGATGGTTACATCTAGAGCTGTTGTTGATGATGTCGTCGGAGACGTCGATGCGGGTCAGACTACACCAGAGTCTGATCGAGACATCACTGCTCAGGTTGACGCGATGTTGGATGAAACAAGCAGCAAAGAAGCTGTTTGGATCGCCGGAACAGAGCCAGATAAAAGGTTTGCAGTACGTCGCGGTAAGGTAAAGCCAATCACCGTAAATGGAGAAGAGGCATACAGCGTTTTTGTCCCTGGTCGTGGGACGCTAGTTTCTAAGACATATGACCTAGCTGAAGAGGTTTTAGCGGGTAGTGCGTCAGATGCAGTACTTGCTGCCGCACTCGGGTATAGCTCAGTAAAAAGCGTCAACGACAGTGTAGTCGTTCGTGCTTACGACAAGCAGAACGACATAGTATCTGAGCAGTCAACCACGCCAGAGGGTCTCGCTGAAGCCGTTTCTGCTGCTGAGAAGTTGGCACCAGAAGGTGGGCGTGTAGAACAGCTCACACCAGAAGAGGCACAGATTGACCGTCAGCAGCGCGATAAACCTGACGTGCAGTTTATGGATGAGATTGATCCGCTGGAAGAGTCTGACGTCGAGACGGATGTCAGTTCTGAGTTTGAGCCGGAAGTCCGCACCTATACGTTTAACCGAGGTGGGGAAACTACATCATCATACAAAGCATCAGACGATGATTCCTTTGCAGGTATTGACCCCGCGCGCACTGAGTATGAAGCGGTGTTTGGTGAGACAGAGTGGAGCACTCCTTTTTACAAGCGCATGTCTGAGTCACTACTCAAGACTGCCACTAAGCTACAACAGACAAACCCCGATGAAGTTGTCGGTGTAAAAATCAACACAGACGGTTCGTATCGCATCGATATCGAGACCACACCAGATACGGTCAAAGTACGACTCAAAGACCCAATTACAAAAGAAGAGTCGGAGGTTTCTGTAGGTGAGTTCCTGGAGCGCTCTGTTGCCCAGGCAGCTAAGAGTAAGTTCCGCAACGTCAATGTGAAAGCGCCTGGGTCTGACAAGTTTACTTCAGTTAATTTGGTTGACCTCACAAACGCTGGACGGCGGCTAAACGAGGCAAACACCGGCTCCTTTACAGAAGGAGGCGACGTAAATTCACAGCGCCAGGGTCTACTCGCTATGTTGGGCCAACTGGCAATGGCAGAGTACGAGGTAGAGATACAGGGTGTGCCGATAGAGGTACTCCTAGAGAACATCCAAAACCCAACCAAAGAGCTACCGGCTGGTTTCGACAAGATTACTGCGGGCTTCAACAATAAGAAGCCGCTAACTTTGGACACCCTCTTGAAGCCCTATGTACCAGGGAAATCATCTGAGAACACTATGGAAGTAGATGTTCCTAGTGAGCCACAGGTACGACAAGAAACAATTCTTAATGAGGTGGACGGCACCGAAATCGGTCGGGAGCCTACTGATCCTGATAGCACACAGACAGATCTGTTTGCTGGCTTGCAAGAAGACGTCACGGTTATTGAATACCCAGACGAGAAGCAGACTGAAGAAGTCAGTGTCGAAGAAGCGATGGAGCGTCGTCAAGACGCAGACCCCATCACGGACACTGTAGAGATCGCCGAGAACTCAGCGCGCACTTTCGACGGGTCGCCACTAACACGTATGAATATCGAAGAGGTGCGAGACGGTGTGAACACTGCGCAGGCCCGTCCTCGTGGTGGTGCGCCATCTACCGGCCCAGCGCGACCAGCACCAGAAGTGGTGTTCGATAGTGCCGTTACATTCCCATTTGGCATGGGTAATAAGTTTTTGGGTGAGGTTGCTCAGCGACTACAGAGAGCTGTGCGTTTCACACAACCTATCGCTGTAGTAAGCATCAAAGAATTTGACGCAGCTCTCCGAAAAGATATGCGCAGTCTGGTACTGAGGAAGACTAGCGGTTCTGGTGCAAAAGCCTTGCTGCAGCTGAAGACTCTGGATTTGGGTGATACCGCAGCTGTTGGTGCCTGGGTTCAGAGTTTAGCCTCTAGCAAGATACTAAGTAAGCGAGCTGCGGACTGGGTAGCAACACAGACAGACGCAGCCGCCATTGGCGAAGACATCGTAATGGGCAGTGCCTTCACTGTAGTGAAGCCTTTCACCACAGATCTTAAAGTGGCGAGAGAGGTAGGCAATCACCTTAGACAGTCATTGCCTGCTAACAACACTCGTCGCGGCTCCCACAAAGCCTACAAAGGTGGATCGATCATCACCATTGATGATCTCCATAACAAGAACCAGGCTGGACTAGCTATGGTTTTGGCCCATGAGTTTGGGCATGCATTGTATCGCCAGGATATCGATGCGTTGCTGACAAACAAGGCTCTCTACGGGCGCATGTGGAAAGCATTTGAGGCGGATCGTAAGAAAGCCAATGATGAAGGCCAGCCCGTCAAGCAGTGGAACGAAGTTGGGTTTGAAGAGTGGTATGCCGACCAGGTAGCTGCCTGGACTAAGGCTTCTATGGAGCAGTCCGCCAAGTCCAAAAGAAAGAGCCGAGGTATTATTGATGCGCACTTCAGAAAGCTAGTCGGCGAGTTCCGAAAGCTTTATAAGGCGCTGAGAAACCACCCGATTGTTCGCCGCACAGGCAAAGTTGATGAGTCCTTCTCCGAGTATATGGACGAGGTGACCCAGCGCCAGCAAGCAGTAAATGTTGAGCTGCCCACCGGGGCTGTTCGGACCGCCGATGGGAAAGTCACTTACCGCACAGCGCTTGGGTCGATTGACCTGAACATACCTGCAGAAGTCCCCTTCGAGCAGAAAGCTACTGCGCAGGCTGTCCGTGAAGAGATCGATACGATCGTTGGTACTAAACAGGCTGCTGCGAAGTGGGCTCGGTTCTTTAGGGGATTGGGTAAGAACTTTGCGCGTAAGCATCCATCATTGATGGAGTCGCTGAAGTTTGTCTTGAGCGCGGACACCGTACTACGTCTCATAGATCCCACAGATACGATCGCAGACATGTTCTACATGCCATCGAACACAAAGGCAGGGTTAGGGTTTGTTAAGGCGCGACAGCTTGCTCGGGATAAGATGCGTGCAGAACTCTTCGATATCATCGGCACCGATTGGGATAACGAGGTAACTCAGCGAATTCTTGCTGAGGCCGAGTCTGGCAGGAATACATCAGGCCTTACACCAAAGGCTCAGGAGCTACGTAAGTTCCTCGAACGCATACACGCCGACTACATCTCGCAGTCTAATACCAACATTAAGTTCGTAAAGAACTACTACCCCAGAATACTCGACCTGGCAGAAGTAACCGCGAACCCAGAGCCCCTGATCCAAGAAATATTGCGAATGGAGCCAGAGGCTAACGAGAAAAAGGTTAGGCAATCACTGAAGCGTCTAGAGGCATACCAAGAAGCCATACTCGACGATGAAGGCGAAATAGACATTAAGCCCGAAGATGTTTTCGAGCCAGCTCGAACTGCTGAGTCAGGACTAAAACTTACTGCTGCTATACCTCCGAACAGACTTCGCCAGCTAGGTTATGTACTACCGCCCGAGGTAGCCCTGTTGTCCTACATTGACAGGGTCACCAAGCGTGTCGAGTGGAACAGACACACTAAGCGCGAAGACGGGTCTAGCAAGTTAGAAGACGCAATGGCCAAGCTGAACTCTCGTGAGAAAGAGATCCTTCTGTCTATTACCAATGCGTACCTGGGCAACATCACTCCAATGGAGCCTTTCTGGCGCAAGATGAATAGCTACGCGCAGCTTGTGCAGACTGTGACGATTCTGCCGTTCGCGTTCTTTGCGTCCATTCCCGACTTTGCGGGTGCCGTTGTGAACACCCGCGAGTTCAATGGTTTTAATATGTTCGGCAAGCAAGTCATGTCAATGATCAAAGACAAGGCTGAAGCCGAACGACTAGCTAACGACATCGGCGTGACGATGTCAGAAGCAGCTGCAACGGCTTGGATGTCGCAAGCGGATGGTGAATTGCTAGATCCAACAGTCCGCGAAGCTACAGAGAAGTACTTTAAGTATATCGGCCTTGATTTCCTGACCACGTTATCTCGCCAGTTCGCATCTGGTATGGGGCGACAGTTTCTCTTGGAGCACGCAAATCACCCAGGCAAGCGGTCTGAGCGGTATCTAAAACAGTTAGGCGTGACAGCTGAACAGGTAAAAGCCTGGGAGGCGAGCGGCTTCGACTTAGAAACAAAAGAGGGGAAGTTAGTTAAAGAAGCGCTTGTCCGCTTTGTCGAGAGTTCAGTACTCCGGCCCAACGCAGCTGAGCGACCTATATGGGCGAGTGACCCTCGGTTCGCTTTGATCTGGCAGCTTAAGTCGTTCCTCTATTCGTTTAACAAAACGATCTTAGGTGGGCTAGAGCGCGAGTTCATGACCAGGCTCGCTGAGGACCGCAACCTGATTACAGCGCTGGTGCCCGTTATGTTGCTAACAGCGGCTGCATTCCTCCCGCTTGCAGCACTAGGACTTGAGCTACGAGAGTACGCAAAGGTAGCTCTGAGCTATGCAATACCTGGTATTGACGGCAGTACCAAGTATCTCAGGTCTGACCGTATGGACTGGGGCACATACATGACTGAGATCTGGGATAGGGCAGGGCTCAATGGCCCCATCTCATTGCTTTACTCGGCACAAAGATCCCAACAATGGGGCAACTCTGGTATCGCGACATTACTTGGCCCGACGGCTGAGTCTATCGAAAAGATCATCGGCGACTTCCCGCGCTTCGACACACCCATCACTGACAGGATAACGCAACCAGCCGGAGCCGTAGGGGCTGCAGCCGGTGTAGCGGCATTCGGTCCACAGATAGCAAAGGCGATTCTATGAGCATATTTACAGCACTCCTTGGCCCCGTTGCAGATTTAGGTAAGACATACCTGAGCAATAGGGCGGAAGAAAAACAGGCTAAACACCAAGCCAAAATGAATGTCATCCAGAACGACGCCGATTGGGAATCTAAGATGGTGGATGCGTCTGCCTCCTCGTGGAAAGACGAATTTTGGACTATAATATTAGCAATACCAATATTTATGGTCGGCTACGCAATCGTTGCCGATGACATGACAGTGGTAGAGCGCGTACAGCAGGCATTTGCAACGCTGAACGATCTTCCTGAGTGGTATCAGTACCTTCTTTTTATAGCGATCTCTAGTTCCTTTGGAATCAAGGGCGCATCGAAACTAATGGGGATGCGCAAGAAATGACCGATCCAGAGACTAGCCGCAGGTTTGATCGTCTTGAAGGGAAGATTGATAAGTTGACTGAAGTGTTGGCAAGCGTAGCGCGTGTCGAAGAAAAGCTTATTGGCACTGACGCTCGTTTGAAGCGGCATGAATTTCGACTCGATGAGAACGAAAAGAAGATCGAGGAAGTAGCCGAAACTGCACTCACTAACCAAAACACGGCCAAGATTGGCACCGCCATCATCGCATCGCTCTGGACGGCAATTCTCGGTTACGTGGCTTACTTATTTAGAGACTGATATGACTGACTTTAAATTCTTCAAGATAGAGGATTTTGACTGCCAAGAGAGTGGGAACAACCGCATGTCTGAGCAGTTCATACATAGCTTAGACCAGCTCAGGGCGGCTTGCGGCTTCCCCTTCTATGTGACGTCAGGTTATCGCGACCCAGAGCTTCACAGCATCGAAAAAGCGAAAGAAAAACCAGGCACGCATGCCCAGGGGATTGCAGCGGATATAGCAGTAAGCGGCGGTGCCCAGCGGCGCGCGATCGTCAACCATGCCTTGGCAATGGGAATGTCTGTGGGGGTGGCAAAAACTTTTGTCCACGTTGATATACGCGAGACCACGCCGGTTCTATGGGTCTATTAACCAGTGGAAGAAAAATACTTCTACTAATATAATACCAGAAAGATGGGCACTGACATATGGCGTATTTTAAGGTTCAGCAGTTTAAAGGCATGGTCCCGGCGGTTAGCTCTAAACTTCTCGCTGAGCAGTTTGCTGTAGACGCGAAAAATGCTGACTTTGCATCAGGCCAAGTCGGCCTACTGAACAGTGATAGTGAAATTCAGACACTCACTGGCGGGTCGCGAAAATCAATCTACCTTGACTCAAGTAACAACTGGTTTCAGTGGGACGACGCGAACGTAAGCGTCGTGGAAGGCCCAATCCCTGATGACACGGCAGGCCGTCTCTATTGGACCGGCGAGGACTACCCGCGCGTTGGTATAGCGGCAAGCATGATTAGTGGCACAACTTACCCAGCAGTGAGCTACAGACTGGGTGTGCCAGCGCCACCAAATCCTCCCCAGGCTGCTAGAACAGGCACGGCTGATGAAGCCCAGACCCCCAATGATGTGTCGTACGTTTATACGTTTGTGACAACTCTGGGGGAAGAGGGGCCGCCTAGCCCACCAACTGCAGCACAAGAACTGACAGATACTGAGAACGTAGATATTACAATGCCGACGGGAGACCAACCGTCCGGCAACTATTATTTCTCAACTGGTGCCAAGAAGCGGATCTATCGATCTAACTCTGGCTCTACGAACACCACATTCCAGTTTGTTGGTGAAGTCAACTTCACTGCGACACAGTTCACCGATACGAGGGCATCGCACGAGCTTGGTGAGGTTTTGCCGTCTGATACGTGGATAGCTCCACCAGACGATAACAGCACCCTGTACCCCAGCGGTCCTTTGATGGGGATCACTGCGCTCGCGAACGGCATGTTTGCTGGATTCAGCGGCAAGCGATTGTGCATAAGCGAGGCGTACCTACCGCATGCTTGGCCGATTGCTTATCGAATTACTTTGGATGAAGAGATTGTAGCGATCGCCACAACTGGAGCGGGTCTCGTGTGTCTTACAGCGGACTCCACGTATTTTGTAACGGGGTCAGACCCGAGCGCGATGTCCGCTTCTAAGTTAGATATTGCGCAGGCGTGTGTGAATAAAGACAGCGTTGTGGATATGGGCTCATATGTTTTGTATGCAGGCCCAGATGGGTTAGTTGCTGTAAGCGGCGGAGAAGCCCAGTTGGTAACTGAGGGGTTAGTCACACCTAAACAGTGGAACGCTAATTTCGCGCCAGGAAGCATTAAGGCGTTCAAATACGAAGAGACTTATGTCGCGTTTTACACCGATAGCGGCGCTAACGAAGGTTGGATATACGACCCTCGCTCTGAAGATACTTCTCTGATCAAACTCTCAACAGGCTCCCAGGAAATTGAAGGCGGTTATCAGGACCCTAGAGACGGTAGCCTTTACTACATCAGCGCAAACAAGATCCATAAATTTCAGGGCGATGCCACAACCTTCCGAGAGGCCGAGTGGAAATCAAAGGTTTTCGTTGCTGACAGACCTGTAGCGATGTCCTGGGTGGGCGTGGATTTTAGCACTGAGTCAGGCACTGGGGGAGCTATTGTCTCGGTGTATGCCGACGGCACTCTAGTACTTAGCGTCAGGTTCGGCGCTAACATCAACGGCTACACGCTCACAACTTACACTCCGACCGGAATCGGGAATGTGTCGCTCGCTGAGCCGATATGCAGACTTCCGGCAGTCACAGCAAAAGAATGGCAACTCAAAGTAAAGGGCCGACGCTTTGTAGACTCTATTTGTATCGCTCAATCAATTGATGAGATCAAGAACGCATGACAGCTAAAAAGACTGCCACTAAAGTCCCTGGTATTGGGCAACCGCCAGCATCCGTTGATCCGGCAACCAGAAAGTACCTAGCTAGTATTGTAGAAGCGATCGAGATCCGCCTCGGTCGCCGTGGTGACCCGCGCGACCGCGCTATCACATTGCGGGAGCTGATTAACAGCGGGCTCGCAGAAGAGCTCAAAGCAAGCAAGTTTGATCCGAATAGTATCAACTCGGGCAACATCGGGATGGGCGTTGTCGGTGGAGACAGCGGAGCTCCTTTCGAATTAGAGACGCCAGACACTCCAGTCGGCTTTACCGCAACAGGCGGGTATCAAAAGGTCTTACTGAGTTGGGAGGTCGCTAACTACTACGGCCACAGTCAGACTGAAGTTTGGCGTTACGATACGGACTCTATCGGCGATGCGATTCTTGTCGGCATTGCAGCGGGGCCTACTTATGTAGACAACGTGGGTGGCGGACAGACTTTCTACTACTGGATTAGGCACACGTCCACGACAGGTGAGCACGGTAACTTCAATGCGACCCAGGGCACGGTAGCGACTACATCTCCTGATGTTTCCATACTGCTCGATGAACTCGCAGGCGCTATTACCGAATCCGAACTTTCTGCTGCCCTTGCGACCAGGATTACGGACACCGAAACCGGTATCGCAGACCTAACTACTATATTCGGAACTACCGTTAACGCAGCAGCCAGTGCCGCAGCAGCAGCGCAGAGTGCTGCCGATGCAGCAGCAGACGCTTTATTAACAGCGGCGGATGTGCAGAGTACGGCACAAGACGCGGTAGATACAGCTGCAGACCTAGCGGCGACCGCACAGGATGTGATTGATTCTGCGGCAAACGCCGGTACTGCAACCACTCAAGCAGCTGCAGCTTTACAGAGCGCGCAAGACGCTGCCTCGGATGCGGGGCAGGCCGCTACAGATGCAGCAGCAACCGCAGCCGATGTGATTACGACGACAGCGGATGCAGCTCAAACTGCGCTTGATAGGGCACAAACTGCGCAAGACGTTTTAGATACTGCTGCCGACGTTATATCTACGGGCACGGACGTAGCAGCAACCGCTGCTGACCTCCTAGCTACGGGGCAGGACGTTCTATTAACCGCAGCCGATGCCGCTCAAACTGCGCTTGATAGAGGTGCGACCAATGCGGATGTTTTGCTAACCAATGCAGACGTGTTGCTAACCAATGCAGATGCGTCCTCTACAGCAGCCGACGTAATTGCAGCAGCGTCTTCCGCAACAGCTGCCGCCGCCTCTTCTTCTGCGTCTAGCAGCTCATCACTTGTTGCTAAAGCTAGATCCATAGACGCGGAGCGCGCACTAAAAGCGTCAGGCTCGATCAGCGAACGTATCTGTTTGCGGGGCGCTAGTTATAATTTTGCTGTGGAGGAGGATGGAACTGAGATCTATAAAAACGGCACATTGCTGACCACGATAGATCGCGGCTCTATAAGCACCCAAACCTTAGCTAAAGGCGACAAGATAGCGGCTAGTAAACCCTTCAACGCCTGTACAAGTGATAACCAGACACTAGCCTCTCTTGCGCACGCTGGCCGATGGTTCGGTTTGAAGCTTGATAGAGGTAGCCCAGTCACTCTGAGGATTTATCCTCTGACTGACGGTGAGGCATATATCCGAAAGGAAACCACTTACGACTACGGCGCTATGTCGGGAGTTACTCCCGTCACTCTTACTGCTGGCACGATATACGAAGACACCAACTTAGATTTCCCAGACACTGCCTCGACGACTGGTTACATTACTATCAAGGCGACGTGTGACGTGCTTGTCTACAAGCAAGACAGTTCAAATGCTACTTACGACCATATGGTCGTCAACCCTGCATCTGAGCGGATTGTAGGTCATATGGAGGTGTTTGAGCGCATTGGCGACAATGTCACCGCTAATTCTGGAGGCTACACCCAAACCGGCAAATTGACCGAGACAACCGATCTAGAAGAGCTCGTATGGGGGTCAGCAATTGGCGATGGAGCGGGCCAACAAACGGAGACTCATGTCCCTTACGAATTCTTGGGTGATGAATACATAATCCCAGACGCAGACCTGCACGATTTTGCAGTTGCTAGTTTCGAAGATAATCTCGAAGTTCGCGTCCGTGACAAAGACAACAACCTTTTATACACAAAGACCGTAGGCACCGCTGGTAACCTAGGAATGGAGGGCCAGTATACCGGTGCTTTTACCAGTAGTAATTTAAGTACTGGTGCTGGCCCATACTATTTCTCTGGTAACCAGCCGTTCTACCTGCGAACAAACCTGGATGAGGATGAGGCCCCGGTTATCGGATACCGGCGCGATGTTAAAGCACTCGCGGGTAACCAGGCAGCAGTCGCAGCAACATACTATGCGAGCGAGGCATCAGCATCAGAGACGGCGGCTGGTCAAGAAGCGTCAGCAGCTAATCTGTCGGCTGTTGCTGCAAATACTAGTGCCGGTGACGCACTCGCGTCAGAACAAGCCGCTGCTCAAAGTGAGTCAAATGCATCAGGCTCTGCTTCTA